TGCTCAGATTGGTTCAAGCGGTTACTCTGCTCAGATTGACAGCACAGGAGAAGACTCCGTTATTATGTGCGCTGGAAAAGAATCTAAAGCAAAAGCAAAGGTTGGATCATGGATAACACTGTCCGAATGGGAATGGAATGACGAGAAGAACCATTATGTTCCAGTGTGCGTTAAGACAGAGTACGTTGATGGTGAAAACATCAAGGCTGACACTTGGTATCAACTTAAAAACGGAGAATTCGTTGAAGTAACTGAGTAACTAACCACCCTCTCCCTTTTAGAGGAGAGGGTAAAAAGAAAAGAATATGAAGAAAAGAAATATATCTATCACTCTTAATAAAGCAAAAGATTGGTTTAATAGTAACATTGAACCTCTTAAAGAGATTGCACTTCAAGCCTTTAGTGAAGAAGAATTAATGCAAGATTTTAGAGATATTACAACCTTCAAGAAGGCTTGTGAAGCTCTTAATCTTAATGGTGATGTTATGTCTATTGTCGCCCAAAATATAGCAAAAAATAGTAAGGCTTCTGCTGCTATGTTTAAGTTGAATATTATCAGAAAAGCACTTAATTTTGGTCAGGATTTACATCTTACAAAAGACCCAGAAGGTTCTTGCGTTTACTATCCTTATAATCCAATTACAATTGAGAGTTCTACATTTTATAGAGATGATATTAATTCAGGCAAAAAGGAGGTAATAGGTAAGATTAAGAGCGAAGGAATCATATATAATGTTCTTGGTGGAAGTTTTGACACTGGTGACAGATATGGTTTGAGTAGCTTTTCGGGAGATAGAGGTTATGCTAATGCTTCTATAGGGTTTTTAGGTTGTGCTAATGAAGAGATTGCTCAGCATTTTGGTATATATTTTGGTATGCTTACCACTGAAGCAAAATATGCTGATATGGTAGATTTCGAGATTATTGAAGAGAAACATAAAGTATAGCTATCTGAAAATCATGGAATAAAAAGAAGTAGTATATGAAAGTTAGGTTGGCAAAGAAAATTATGAAGTATCACTCTGGCAGTTTTTGCTATGAATTGATGCGCTCGAAAGGCTTGGACGTTTCTAAAGAACTGTCAAAGATAAGGGAATACTGGGAGCCTATATGGGCTTTGTATTATGCCACTAAAGGTGGTTGTCATGGTAGAGTTGACCATCGTATCGTAAAGGCTGAAAAGATTACTGCAAGATATTCTCGCAAGCTTATGAATTACCTTAATAGGCTGGCTGGTAAAAATCCTTTCGATATTAGAGATATATTAGGTAGTTTAAATAAACTAAAAAAAATATGATTATGAAACAAGAAATGCAAAAATCAATCTTCAAGATTCAAACAGCAGTCGAAACTCTGACAAGACAGAAAGTTATCGACAAAAATGTGTATGATTTTGTCCATAGAGAAATCAAATCTCTTTTGGAAAGTGTGGAAAATATAGAGAAAGTAAATAACCCCGACGAAACTCTTCTTACCTTCACAGATAAGGAGAAGTATGTAAATCAGCATATCAATCTTGCTGATACATCTGTACTTTGCAAAGAGTTAAATAGAAGAAAAGAAATTGGTAACGATTTCTTAGCAATATTAACTGAGGGGAAAATTGGTTAATTATGGAAAAGAAAGTATTGACCCTCAACGTCAGCAAGCAATGGTTCGACATGATTGTGACTGGCGAAAAGACAGAGGAGTATCGAGTTATTAAACCATATTGGGTAACACGATTGTTTCAAAATAACAGCAATGTTGCTGATGTGAAAGATTTGGCTTCGTGTTTGGCAGGGAGAACAGATTTGCTTAAAGGCTATATTAATACACAGAGAATTATATTGAAGCCATATACCCACGTTCTCTTCGTTAAAGGCTATCCGAAAGGTAATAAGCCGTCCGTTGAAAAGGAGATTGAAAGCATCAGCATCGGTAGGCCTAAGAAGGGTATGTGCCCTGATAACTGGCTTGATACAGAGTTTTTTGTCATTAAATTCGTGTAGTGTATGAAAAGAAATATCTATTATAAGTCGGCATGCAATATGGGAGAGTTGGCAGATGAAAGCATCAATATTGTAGTAACATCGCCTCCATATCCGATGGTAGAAATGTGGGATGATATATTTGCAATGCAAAATAAAGCCATTGCGTGCAACCTTGCAGATAATCCATCCGTATCTTTCGATTTAATGCACGGAATACTCAACAATATATGGAGGGAGTGTTACAGGGTTCTTTCAGAAGGAGGTTTCCTTTGTATCAATATAGGAGATGCTACAAGAACTATCAATGGAAACTTCCAGCTGTTCAATAACCATGCGAAAATATCGCTATATTGCAGAGGTCTTGGTTTTACGGAACTTCCATGCGTCATTTGGAGGAAGCAAACCAATGCCCCAAATAAGTTTATGGGAAGTGGTATGCTTCCCTGTGGTGCTTATGTCACCCTCGAACACGAATACATACTAATATTCAGAAAGGGCAAAAGGCGAAAGTTCAAGACCGAGGAGGAGAAGAAGAATCGAAGACAAAGCGCATTCTTCTGGGAAGAGAGAAATACGTGGTGCTCTGACACCTGGAATGTGAAGGGTGTAAAGCAGAAGATGGCTGACGGAAAATCTCGAACAAGAAGCGCAGCCTTCCCTTACGAAATACCTTACCGTCTTATCAACATGTATTCGTGCAAGGGAGATACGGTGCTCGACCCATTCCTTGGTCTTGGAACGACAATGCAAGCCGCATTAAACTGTGGTAGAAACTTTGTTGGTTATGAGATAGACAAAACATTGGAAGAATACCATGGAAGTCTATCTTCCACGCAGATCGCATGTTCCCGAACTATAGCATCGTCTCGTATTTTGCAGCATAACCGATTTGTTGCAGATAGAGAAATTAATGGAAAGGACTTAAAGTATTTTAATAAGCATCTTGGCTGCAAAGTTATGACAAAGCAAGAGCAAGACATAAAATTATAAATCTTAAAAGAAAGCTTTAAAAAGGCAGAAAAGACTATTACGGATATTGATAAGAATGGAAGGTCTTTGCCCTGACGAGTGACTTTAAGTTTTCATCATTAAGTTAAGTGATATGGATAAGACAACAGAGCTATCATATAATCACCTCATTTCGCAACTCAGAAAAGAAAACGCTGATTTGAGGAATGAGGTGCGAGAATTAAGGAAATTGCTAACAAGAAAAGGTGACAAACCACCTAATTAACACTCCGTAACATCATGTTAAAATCCATTTTTGAGTATCTTTTGTCAAATTAGCTTCCTGTAATTTTTAGCAACATTAGTTAAGTTAAAGAAAGGTTAAATACTTTACATAAGCCTTTCTAAGCCGTTTTATTTTCTTCTCCATATCCTTATACCATTTTTCAGAAAAAGCCTTATACAGAAGAAAATAGGTTTTATTTAACACCTTAGAAACCAATAAGTTATACAAAGTTAATCAAGAAAAATAATGCGATTAAAATTTGGTCAAAAGCTAAAAAATGACTACCTTTGCACTATCAAAATAAAATAACAATTTAAAGATAAGAGCAATGAAAATTATTAAGGAAATAAATAAAAAAGTAAACGTTGAATTTAAGTTTGACAATGGAGCATGGGTATCAATAGATTCAGACCATTGGGAATATCAATCTGATGAGGATGATGCTGAAACATACATTGATGGCAATCTTTGGTTTAAAGGAAAACATCTGGTTGATTATGACGGATGCTTTGAATTGCCAAAAGAGGTAGAAATGGCATTGAAAAATATAGGATATTATTTGCAATAAAATCACTAATAAAGCAAGAGCAATGAAGACAGACAACGTTTTAGAGCATTTCGCTGAAATGATGATTTCACGAATGCAAAAGATGAAGGCAGGAGATTGGAAGATGGGGTGGTTCACCACATCTTATGGTGGAAACCCAGTGAACCTTGGAGGGCGTGAATATAATGGAATGAACTCATTCTTCCTGTTCCTCTGCATGATGGACGAAGAAAGATTCAAATATCCTATCTTTGCTACCTTCAAACAGATAAAGGCATTAGGAGCTAGTGTGAACAAAGGAGAGAAAAGCTTCCCTGTTCTATTTTGGTCCATCCAGTACAAAGACAAGAATGGAAACAAAATAACAGAAGACAGCTACAACGGAATGACTCGATCAGCCCAACTAGACTGTAAAGTCCAGCCTTTTTTGAAGAGCTACAATGTGTTCAACCTAAGCCAAACCAACCTCGAAGAGATAGCACCTAAGACGATGCAGAAGTTGAAGGAGAAGTTCAGTCTCAAAGATAAGATTGAGTTGCTAACAGACACGGCTGGTATGTACGTCAACGAGGAAATTGATGATATGCTTCTTTACCAGAAGTGGCTCTGCCCTATCCGCTACGACAAGTATTCAAGTGGAGCTTTTTACAGAGTAGGGGTAGATGATATTACAACACCTCTTAAAAGCCAGTTCAAGAAGGGCAATACAGAGCAGGAGATATTCGAGGATGGACAGGAGTACTACTCAACCATTCTACATGAAATGGTTCACTCAACAGGTCACAAGTATAGATTGAATAGAGGGTTTGAGAATAAGAAAGGAGAAAAGGACTATGCAAGAGAAGAGTTGGTTGCGGAGCTTGGAGCAGCTCTTATCGGAAACGTCCTAGGCTTTAGCAGTCGCATTTTAGATAATAACGCTGCTTACCTAGATTGCTGGATCAGCAAGCTTAAAAAGCAACCAAAGTTCATCGTTTCTGTCTTGACAGACGTAAACAAGGCAGCTAAAATGGTATTAGAAATTGTGAACAAAGAAAAGGCACAATTACTAATTCCCGCATAAGATATTTTATTGCTCTATCTAAGGCGGTATAAGCGTATTTGCTTGTATCGCCTTTATTCATTATCATCAAAAACATAAAAAGCTCTATAAGCGAAAATAAATATGAGATTTCTTGGTTAATTCTATTTATTGATTAAATATTTTTAGTATCTTTGCACCAAAAGTAGTAAAGATATGAACATCGAAGAAATACTCAAGAAAACTGATGCTATCAGCCATAAGATAGAAGAGTTACGCAGAAGGACTATCGTGGTCCCTTTGTGGAGTGACCTTTTGGGGCTTTACGAGCCAGCAAGCCACAAGGTAATGACGGACACCACAAACCTTCGTGATAAGGATAATGGGGAAAAATCATCACGTATTGCAGTTGCTCTTGAAAAGCTGCTTACGAATAGAATGACAGAATTTACCTTCTCTATACCAGTTAAGAGAAAGTATAACACGCCTGATAATGATATTCAGAGGGAAATCCAAAAAGCGATAGAAAAAATCTACGATGGTGCTCATATTGACAATATAAACTACAAGCGCGGACTAGCATATTTCGCAAGCTGCGAAATCTTCTCTATCTGGTATTCTGTCAAGAAGCCAAACTCTCTATATGGATTTGAGTCAAACTACAAATTAAAGTGCAAAACCTTCTCCCCTATGGACGGAGTAAGATTGTACCCTATCATTGATGAGTATGATGATATGCAAGCTATGTCGTTTGAATATGACAAGACAGTTTCTGATAAAGAGACAATAACATTCTTTGAGACTTTCACTGAAAACTATCATTTCATTTGGAAGAAAAGCAATCTCGGTGAAATGTGGGAGGAGGTAACTGCACAGGTTGATAAGGATGGAAACACGAAGAGTGGCGAGGAAATCATCATCCATAAGATTCCTGGAGCATACCTGTATCGCCCTCATGCCATCTACGAGGGGCTTGATAATATCAGGAGTGAGTTCGAATACAATATCAGCCGCAATAGCAACGTGATTGCATATAATTCTGCACCTATCGCAAAAGTTAAGGGCGGAATAGTCGGTGAAGAGAAGAAGGGACAAGGCTTCCGTATATGGAGAGTTGAGAATGATGGTGATATATCTTACGTATCTTGGGACCAATCACAAGAAGCGGTCAGCGGTCAAAACAAAACCCTTCTCAACTTATACTGGATGCTTTCGCAAATGCCGGATATTAGTTTTGAGAATATGAAATCTCTTGGCAATATCGGCTACGATGCTAGACAGACTTTGCTTACCGATGCACATCTGAAGGTTCGTATGGAGTCGGGAGCCTTCAAGGAGTTCTTCGAACGAGAGTTTAATGTAATCAAGGCATTCTTGAAGGTAATGAATCCAAAATGGGAAAAAGAGATAGATAACGTCATCTGCGAACACATCATCACTCCTTACATACCTAAGGATGAGAGCTATGACATCACCATCAGACAAAAGGCAAATGGTGGAAAGCCAGTAGAAAGTCAGCTCGAATCTATCATTAAGCTTGGGCAGTCGCAAGACCCTCAGAAGACGATGGAGGATATTCAGCAGGATGAACTTAAAGCGGCATCAGTACAGCAGTCAGCTTTTGCTATGGGTGAACAAACAATATAAACGCAATAAACCGCACAAGTTATGAAGAAGAAAATTGCAATTTGGCTATTCAAGTTAGCTAGAAGACTCTACCCTATCAGTGTAACTGTCTTTGAACAGAAAGAAATTCTTGAGCCAAAGGTATGTGCCAAGGCTTATAGTATCGACAAGAATTACATTCGCCACTACAAGCGAGACCATCATATCAAGTCCATGAGAGAAGCTTTGCATGAGATAACAAAGGAAACTCTTGCACAGGCAAAGAAAGATGTACTCAATACTATCGAATCCAAGATCATGAAGCAGAGAGTATATCAGAAGGATGGCAAGACGATTGTACAGGTAAAGGTTAATTGCTATGTCTCCAAAGAAGAAGGTTAAGCCTATTCCAAAAGAACCTCAGTTCTGCAAATTATGTGCCCACGTTTCCAATCCACGTAATCTAAGTGTTACGGGGGAGCCAACGTTGGGCACTTGCTCGTATGAGGAGTTTGCTATCCTCTATCAAAGGGAATGTGTAAACGAACATTATAAGCCGAAATAAATGAGACCAAATATCCCCAATCAAAAGAAAGCATACGATGCTCTGAACAGACGCTTAGTTAACTACGTGGCACAAGTTCAGAGCATTTATGATAGAATCGCTAGCCAAGTTGCTACTGCTATAGATGGTGTCGGTTATGATGGTTCTGCGGAGTTCTTGTTTGGGGACTATCCTGAACTGAAACAAACCATCAATGGCATCATGATTAGTTATGCTGCACAGATGAATAACCTCATCTATGCAGGTACCACAAATGAGTGGAAAGAAAGTAACATCATGCAGGACCTACTTGCAAGAAAGGTACTTCGTGCTTATGATTTTGAGAAGGGCGGAGATAAATACAATAGGTATTTCCAACCTAATTCAGATGCTTTGAAGGCTTTTCAGAATAGGGTTGATAAGGGATTGTCTGTTTCGCAGAAACTATGGTATCAGTCACAAGCCTTGAAAAAGGAGTTGGAGCATACCATATCAACTGCAATAGAAAGAGGGCAGTCTGCGGTTGTTCTCAGTAAGCGAATCAGTAAGTATCTGATAGACTACCCTTCATTAAAGGCAGATTATACAGAAAAGTTCGGAAAAGCCGCTACATGCGCGAATTGCCAATACGCTTCTATACGTTTGGCAAGAACCGAGATAAACATGGCTTACCGAAAGGCAGAGCAGACACGTTGGCAACAATTTGACTTCATCTTGGGCTACGAGATTAAGTTGAGTAAACGCCACCCTGCACCCGACATCTGTGATGATTTGTTGGGAATATACCCAAAAGACTTTGTCTTCCTAGGTTGGCATCCTAACTGCATGTGTTATGTTGTACCTATTGTGATGAGTGATGAAGAGTACTATGGTTCTCCTTCCATTCAGAAGTCAGCTATGATTTCTCGCACCCCAAAGAACTTTAATGACTGGGTACGCAATAACCGAATCCGAATCGGGCAAGCTAAAACACTTCCATACTTCCTGAAGGATAACAGAAAGTATTGGCACCTGTCCGTTGAGGACGCGGCTGAGTACCGCCATGCTGACAGAGACGAAAAAGCCATAAAGCTTGCTTGGAAGAACAGAGACTTATTGAAATACAACATAGATGTAGATAATTCTGACATAGCAACTTTAAGGCGAAATGCTAAAGCCTATGATGTTGATATATCAAGCTTTGATAAATTCCTCGCTACACATCAATTTAAAGAGAGTTTTGGAATGCTGACTGATAGTGAACGCTCTGTATTATCAGATATGTTCTACAAGTATGATGACAAGGTTCGTCAAGCTGTAGAGTCTTTCGGCAGGACAAAGAAAAGTTATCTAGCAAAGTTTGATTATAGCTATAATTTCGGTGATTGGAGGGATAGCATAACTAAGAAGTTTGCAAATATCACTCCTACACAATTCGAACCAGTGAGCAAGATAAAACCAAAGTTGAAGGCTACCTATGATGAAGCTCGTAGGGAACTGCAAGACCTTCGTTCTATTCCGTTGAAGCCTAAGAAGCTAATAGATGATTTCGATGATTGGGAATTGGAGACTGCATTAGACGACCAGGAAGCAGTTATGGCAGGTAAGAAACTCATGCAAAATCTGTATGGTCCAAACATTGATAACGTCAATTCTTGGATAAGAGTTATGTCGGCTTACAAATCAGAAGGCTGGGGCAAGGCTTATGAGGTCTTTCTTGACGAGTATCATAACGGCTTGAAGGAGGTCATGGAAGCTGCTACCCATCTGAACGAATTGAGAACAGCAGATTTGAGTATCATTCCTACAAGATGGATTCCTCGCTTCAATGATTATATCAAGACCATAGAAACTGCAAGGATTGATGTCCGAGGTTATGAAAGGGTTTATCGTGAGATAGAGGGTGCGTACAACATCTACAAGCTGTCTTCGGATCAAGATTTGATTGCGTATGGCTTAGATAAGCTATCATGCAATACACCTCATACCATCGTGGAAGGCTTTAGAGGTATTGGGCTAAGTCCGACCAAATGGCTCGGAAAGAAAGAGTTTTATGATAGCTTTGACAAGTTTGTTCCTTGTATCACCCTCAGCGGCGACAAAGCATACTTTTGGAGCAAATACAATCATGTGCGAATAGACTTCGATGGTCTGAAGGAAAGAATCTTAAATTCAGAATGGTATCGCAAGGGTCTCCAATATCACGAATACGGACACGCTAAAGCCGCATTACAAGGTAATTGGGAAGAAAATGCAGACTTCAAAAATCTTTATAAAAGGTTTTTTGCTGACTACAACAAGCCCGAATATAGATACGTAGATGGAGAAGGTGTTTCGCAATGGAAAATCGCTGATAGACTATTTGAAGAGCTCAAACTCGTAAAAGACAAAACGTATGATGTAATGGAACAATTTGGCAAAATCTCTGATACTTTGCAAGCTATCGACAAAGACCACAACTGGATACAGGGAATGTTAGGACACGAAGTCGATTACTTCGCATCGAGTTCGCATAATTGTTTAGCTGATATTATAGCCCATTTAAGCGAAAATTATTGGTCTAACAATAAATACTTCAAAAAGGTTTTGCCAAGGCTTTATAATGAAGCTATGGCTCTCTATGAGAAGTATTATAAGCTAAACAAACCGACAAAAAGATAGGTGGTAGTCTATGGTTCTACCACCCATCTTGATTTTCTTTCGGTAGGACCTACGGCTGATTCATTGGTAATATAGGTCAGACCAAACTTTGTTTTAGTTTTCATTGCCTTGCGAATAGAGAGCATTATTTCTTCTCTCGTAAAGCCGCTAATAGGATAGTTTTGTAGAGCTAATTCTACTGCGCACATTTGAGCTACACCTGCATTTCCTTTGTTATAGTAGTTCACAACCTGTTCGTCTGTAAGCTCGTCCACGGACTTAACAGAGCATTGTTCTAGATATTCTTGTATATTCATGCTGCAAAGATAGTAAAAGTTTCTCAAACTACAATACGTCCGATTAAAAAGTTAGCAAAAGTTAGCAAACAGACTATAAAAAAGTTTAAAGGTTAAACTATTGTAAGTACTTGAAAATAAAGCGGTTATTATTTGGTCAATTTGCAAAAAATGACTATCTTTGCACTATCAAAAATAAATAATAACAATTTAAAGAATAGGAGATAAGAGCAATGAAACAATTAGAAAATATTAAGGTTGGAGACAAGATTATTGTTCACTATGTATTTGAAGAACGTGTAGAAACGGTCAGCAAAGTAACCAAGACTCTCATTATTGTTGGCAATTGCCGATTTAATAAAAATAATGGGTTTACTCATGGAAGAAGAGGTTACAATTTTCCTTATATCGTTCGAGTAATGTAGAAGAGAAACATCTCCATATTTATACAAGTAATCATGACACAGCAAGAATTTGAGCAGCGAGTAGGAATGTCGGTCAATGCTACCGAATACGCTTCCATCGAGAATGTATATATGGCAAGTGACATAGATAAGGATGCTTTCTGTATTCTTTGGGAGAAGATGAACTTCAAAAGAGTTGCAAGAGCTAAAGAAGAGCGAGTAGCTAAGTTGAAGGAGCAAATGAAGAAGGAACAGCTATTCGACATATTGAACAAGCCATACGGCAAAAACGAGTTTGGTACGCTAGCCGATAACTTCTACAGCAAAAGTGAAAAAGCTGTACTAGAAAGCATCGGAATCCACATGCAGCAAGAAAGAAATGGCATTCCATACTTTGTAAGCGTAGCATCAGTATTGGTTGATTTACGCAAATATTTGAAAGTCGCATAAAAAGGTAACGGTAGGGCTAACCACTCTACCTCTATACGATAAGAGCAATGAATACGATAAAAACGTTTATTCCATCAGAGTCAGTTGACGCATTCAAGAAGTTTGCTGACAAGACACGTAAGAATGTAAAGGACTTCGCTTACTCACTAGGTAAGCCTTATGAGAAGTTGTTTTATCATCCTGTAATCAATGAAGAAGGAATTGGAGGGCAGAGAATCGAGGTTTTCCATGAGGTATGTGACCTTACGATCGACATACCCGAGCAGAGCGGTTGGAGACTCCTTGCTACATATAAGGACGATGCTTTTACTCCTGCCGACCCGACCAAGGAACTTATCTTCAAGAACCCTCAGCACGGAGCAGACTATGGTAAATGTGACTTTTGCGGTCATTGGTGCAAGAATGCCTATGTCGTTGAAAATGTGAAGACGGGCGAGGAATTACAAGTAGGTTGCGAATGTATCAAGAAGTTTGGTATCAATGATATGTACTACATATCCGATTTCACCAAAAAGCTCTATGAACTCTATGATTACAGAATCAGCTATGCTACCGATGATGAGTTTGGCGACATAGAGGAATGGGGCGGCAGAAAGGATTCAAGCTATAAGAATGCTATCCTTAAAACGAACCTCATCATGGCTGCCAAGGCTCAGTACGATATTTGCCCAGTCTATAAGAAAGGAACGAAAGTTGAACACGTCCGTTACCGCTCGGCAACTTTGGAGGGTATCGACACCATCTTGAATAACGGCAATTTGAAGGTGGATGAAACTTACGTCAAGGCAGTTTGCGAGTTCGGGGCAAAGATTCAGCCTAAGACAGAGTTTGAAGAGGATATGCTCGCGGTAGCAAAGAACTTCTATTGTTATCAAGGTCAAGAGGTATATGCCTTCTTCCTGGTCAAGGCTTACGAAGACAGCTTGAAGCCAGAGTTGAACCTTCCGAAAGGATGCCAAGTTAAGGTGTGTGGCAAGGTCATTCAGAAGCGTTTCGAGGAGTCTTACTTCGGAATGATAGAAATCAACACCATTCTTACCGATAAGGGCGTTACCTGTGAACGCTACGGAAAGGTACCTACCACTGAGGATAAGCGCACTTCCTTCTATGCTCTCGTAAAAGGAGTATTCAATGGAAAGGTTAGCCTAGACAGAGCTACCAAGAATCCAAAGAAGGGAATTGAAGTAGTAATAGAAATTTAGTTATGAGCGCATTCAACATCAACACCTATTATGGCTGTGAAACTTGCGAAGCAGCCAACGAATATGGTAATGGTTGCAAGCATGGTCTATTATTCCCTGTCCTGCTTGTGATAGCTAATAAAAGGGAATGCCCAAATTATAGATTTCAAAGAAAGGATTGAGATATGATAGACTTAGTAAAGATGGTTTCCTTGATCGCTAAAAATGAAAGCGATAAGCCTGCATCAATAGACTTCAATGGAAGGGTTGGATGTTTTTTTTTCCGTAATCATAGCTTTAAGGTAGATTGGACGGAAGGTAACGAACAAGTAAGTTTTGAGAGCTCAAACAGCAATTCTCTGTCTTCAACAATAAGTATACTTGAAAGCTTGCAACATATTTGCTTTGATTATTTCAAGGACCATTTGATTGAATACGATATTGCATTAAATAGAAAGTATGGCTTTCTTCTGATTACCCACATACAATAAACATAAGTATTATGAAGATATACAAATTGACATGGTATCTCTACACAGAGGACCAACTTAAAGAATCCCTCATCACAGATAAGGAAGTAGCAGAAGCACGTTACCAAGACCTCAAAAAGGCTCTTTATCGTGGATGCTGGTTATCCCTCTCAGAATTAGTAGAAAACGAAGACCATGTATTAGTGGAGGGTGAAGGTCTTCATTATAACGACATTTAAAAGTTAGAGCAATGGAACAGAAGTTATTAGATTTGATTATCAGTATAGGACAAAACAAGGATTGGACAGTAGATTTCTTAGACCACGACAACAAACTTGTTGATGTATGTTTTCAACGTTATTCTCCTGCAGGTCACGATTTCAACATGGAGATTGAAATCACTGACAATAACCCGAATGATTTTTTGAAGAATCTCTCCAACTACTACGAGAACTTTGACCCTGATGGTGAAGCCTTAAACTGGTGTGACAAAGAAGGTCATGGTATAAATGGAGCACCCAAACGCTTGAAGGATATCATCATTGATTTCGAGGAAATCGAAAAGGAAATCAAAGAACTCCTAGAAGTGTTCAATCTTCGAATAGAGGAACTAGAGAAAGCTGCCATTCACAAGGTTAAAGTACAAGTTACAGAGTACCTGCAAAAGGTGGTAGAGGTTGATGCCATCAATGGCAGTGACGCATGCGATAAAGTCGAAGAAATGGTTAATGGGTCAGAAATCGTCTTGACGGCAGATGATTTCACAACAAGAAACATAGAACCTTATGAAGATAAGTAAAACTGCACAAGGTGTGCAAAAGCTAAAAGATGGAGATTTGAAAGGAGCGCTTTCCATCTTTTCTACTTTTAAGTATGATTTCACAAAGGATGAACGTAGAACCATACGAATTGCATACGAATCACTTTGCGGACATGGTGCTTTCTATCAATCATTAGGAATTGATGCTAGTCAGATGATAGTAAATGCGGCAACTATACTAAACGATAAGTATCTGAATAACAATAAGTTAAACTAAGTTAGCAAAAAGTACTTTATGCTCAAAACGTTTGGTCATTTACAAAAAAATGATTATCTTTGCACTATCAAAAATAAATAATAACAATTTAAAGAATAGGAGATAAGAGCAATGAAACTGATTACGAAAGAAATTAAGAAGAGACTGGAAAAATATCCTCTCTACTCACAGGATGGCAAAAAGGAAGAAGCCGTCTGTCAAGCAAAGTTCTTCCTTTGTATTGGTGCATGGTCTTGGTTCATATTGGAAGCAGACCTAGAGAACAATATCGCCTACGGAATCACTATCAATGGAAGTGGTGAAGGCGAGTACGGCTACACAAGCTTAACCGAGTTGCAGGGGCTAACAACTAAGTTAGGCTTAACCGTAGAGCGAGATACCTCATTCTCCCCTACTCCACTAAAGGATATTAATAACGAATATCTAAAGAAGTTTCTTAAGAAAATGTACGCTTGAAAATAATTTCTCACTTTTTTTCAAAAAGCTATTTGTTGATTAAATAATTTTATCTATCTTTGCAAAAAGTTACAAAAGAAATGAAGATTTATACATCATACTTCTCAAACGGAGCTAAGTTAGCAAAAGCTGGTATCATGATGATCGGTATTGCCCTCTACCCTCCGAAATGGTTTACAGGATTATCAAACAAGTACGTGTCACCATCATGGGACATTCTTCATAACTCCAAATCGGAAGAAGATTACGTACAACGTTTCAATTCTGAGATATTGGCTCATCGGGACCCAAAAGCATTTCTCTCAGCAATAGAGAAAATGGCAAATGGAAAAGATGTAGCTCTATGTTGCTTCGAAAAGCCAGATGAGTTTTGCCATCGCCACCTAGTGGCAAAATGGCTGAATGAAAAGTTGGGAGTACAGGTCGAGGAATTTGGAATTTCCAAGAATCCTGTTTACTCGGAGCAAAGCTTGTTTTAGGCATTTCTCCTTTCAAAATACCCACAAGGGTTGACGGCTCGGAAAGACGAGCATTTTTGCGTGTATAGAATATTGTTATTATAAGCGGAGATAGCTCAGTTAGCAGAGCGCAGTGATACCATCACTGAGGTCGTTGGTGCGGCTCCAACTCTCCGCTCTTTTGCGGGTATAGCTCAGTCGGTCAGAGCGTCACATTCCCAATGTGAAGGTCGAAGGTTCGAGTCCCTCTAGCCGCTCTATTTTTGTAGAATTAAAATAAAAGAGCATGAAAATAGCAGTTATAGGAACGGGCAACGTGGGTGTAGCTTTTGCCGCAGACCTCTCTATTAAAGGTCATGAAGTTACACTCCTAAAGACATCTTCATACAAATCAGATGCCTTTGATAGGCTTATCAAGAACGGCAAAAGGGTTTTTCTTAAAGAGAAATCAACTTATATAGAAACTGCAATCAAAGAGGTTTCTAAAGACCTCAGCAAGGTTGCAAACGCAGAAGTTATATTTTGTACTATTCAGAGTAACTTCTATGAGGGTCTAGTAGAACGTATCCATCAGTATCTACATAAAGACCAGATTGTTGTCTGTATCTCTAGTTACGCATCCTCTTTCTATTTTGAGAAACATTGCAGAAAACTACCAATGTTAGTTGAAGCAACTGGTCCATACTTGGAGGGACGAGTAGAGTTGAATGATAAACCGAACGAAGTTGTTTTTCGTGTTGGTTATAGACATGAAGTTATTCCTGTAGCATGCTTTTCTAATCATGATACCTGCATGGAGAAACTGTATAAAATTAGCAAAGGTTTTATAGGAAAATATTGCGTGCTTGAATCTGCATTACTCAATCCAAATATGGTATTGCATACGATAGGTTCAATTATGAGTATTCCGCGAATAGAATATTCAAAGGGAAATTTCTGTATGTATCGTGAAGCATACGCAAGAGGAAATGACTCCACTATCAATCTATTGATGAGACTTGACGAAGAAAAGATGAAAGTCTTAAAAAACTTGGGCTTTTTCAAAACAAGCGTATTTGAAGCAGGAGGTTTTAATATGTCAGCCCCAATAGAGAGTTTGCATCGTTACTCAGAATCTAGTGATAGAGCCATCAGTCCAACATCTGTTCACTCACGTTACATCACAGAAGACGTTTCCGAGGGATTGGTACTGATGGAAAGTATTGCCAACCATATAGGCGTAGAGCTTCCAGTTACATCATCCCTCATTACACTTGCAAGTGTAGCTTTAGGTATTGACTTCCGAAAGACAGGAAGAACTATTCATAAATTAGGTATTGAAAACGAAATAGATATGCTTCATGAATGTAGATAGCGACATAAGAAACAGAACATTCGGTATTGAAATCGAAATGTGCAATCTTGAAAGGGCGAAGGTAACTTTGCCCGAAGGTTACTCCTGGAGTAAAGAAGAGAGCATTGATAATACTGATTGTTCAAGCAATAAGCAGTTTGGTGGAGAGGTGAATACCCCTCCACTACATCTTTGCTGCCTAAAAGAGCTGCATGACCTCCGTTCTGTATATGAATCAATGGTTGCTGCAGGTGGCAGGCTAAAATGGAGCATCTACACCCATGTACACATTTATGTCGGAGATTTGTCTGTAGATCAGATAAAGAAAGTATTCCTATTCTTCTATGTGTGTTACCCTTATTTTAAGCAGTATGCTAAAATATCAGAATGCGATGAGCTTATATCCATAGCTATGCCAACTCCAACAGAAAAGTATTATGAAGGAGTCCTGCAGGCTCAGACTTTCGAGGATATTCAGAAGTTATTCACTAACAACTCAAACAAAGGTTTCATACGTCATGCAGTGAATATTTCTGCATATTTTAAGACAAAGACGATAGAGTTTAGACTTTACCATGCTACTGATGATTTCTATCAAGCTATGGCTTGTGTTCTTTCCACATACAGGCTATTTTATTACGCTATAAGCCACGAATTGGAGGATTTCAAATCAATTACATCATACCAGCAGTTCTGTGAGGTTACTGGGCTTAAATATGATGTTCCAGACGAATTATGTCCGCTACTCTACCAAGGAAATCCATACGACAAGGTAGAGTCGTATATGACAAAGCCTTTACCATACAATTCTGAAATGGTTTCAGCTCTGTATGATGCTGTAAAAGCTAACGGACACAAGGAAATCTGCATAGTAAATGGCTTCATGTATTACTATGAGTTATTCTTCCTTGATAAGATGGAAGTATCTATATACTGCCAAGATGCCTACTGCTATCTGCTCTATATGTTGGCAAATGGTAAAACATCACTAACATATAAGGATAAGCTTGCATGGTTGGAGGACTATAACAATCCTACACCATCAAGACAGCTTGCTTTGGCTCTTTATGCGGTGAAACTGCAAAAGTATTTCATGAGTGAATCGGCAAGAAATAGTGCCATCTTCGAAGCGTTGAAAATTAAGGCAAGGGAATCTATCGAGAAAACCGAGGAGGCAAATGAGCGATTGATGAGATTACTCACTACATGTGATTTCCATGTCGGAACACTAGAAGAAGCCATCAAGAATAAGAAGGTAATCTTCTTTAATTATGGAAGAATAGAGAAGAAGCAGAAGAGAGCATTCAAACTCATTTCTGAGAATAGTGACTTGAAATCAGACTTTTCTGTTGCAAGGAACGACTACTATAATCTTGTGGAAAGTATTCCGAGTGATAGTTATTTCTACTATTTCAGCAACAGCCCTTATCTGAGAAACCTACATAAGATAGCTATGTGGAATAATTCAAGTGGGGAAAGACGGTCTGCAGGAAGGTTCCTCTATTGCAATAAGCCAACTGCGCAAAATAATGCAAGCACCTCGTATTCTTCATACAGAATCGAATGCAATGAGATTGTTCCTCCTGATGATTTGGAGATTACAGACGCAAATAAGCTAAAGATTGAACGAGTAGATGCTTCTCTTCTTCATTGTTTACAAAAGAAGTATATCAAGAAGGTGGACCAATGTAGCGTATGTACGTATGCTTTTGCGGTAAAATACGATAAATATACCCTAGGTGGGTTTGGTTTTACGCTACCTCAACACAAGGGGTATGATTTGTTTCAATTAACGGACTTCTGCACGAATAACGCAATCCCTCGATTGAGTAAACTCATACTGTACTGCATTCAGTCTGTTGGCGTTCAAAGATATTTGAGCAGAAGAATGCACAAACTTTGCGAGAAGGTTATCTCCTGCGCTTATACCCATAAGCCTGTGAGCATGAAATATCGTGGTGTATACAAGAAAGTGAAGGAACACTGCACGTCATCTTATCTTGCTTACGAAGGAATACTTGGCATATACCCTACGAATAAGGAAATCATTGAGAAATATCAAAAATCGTTGAAGAATGGAAAATGAAGATAGATGGAAATACGCAAAAGTTGATATAAACCTAATAGATGAGGTAGAAATCAATGCAAATGAAATGTCGGGTGAAGACTTCGCCCAACTAACAGACAATATTGCTAAGTCTGGATTGAGTAGTGTGCCTACCTGTATCAAGAAGGATAATGGTAGATACATCATGATCAGCGGTAATCATCGTTTGAGAGCTTGCAAGAAACTGCACTATAAAATGCTAGGCATCTTGTATGTAGAAGAGAGTGAGATTACAAATGATGAAGCTATTGCTATTGAATTATCTCACAACTCCCTTCATGGTGAAGCTAATGTTAGCATTTTGAAGAAGTTGTTTGCATCAATTCAATCTATCGACTTTAAGAAGTTTGCCCATGTGAACATCGACGAGATTAAGCCAATAAGCACAGAGGGTATAGATGTATATGCCATGCAGGAGAATTTCGTATTCACAATCATCCTCTATCCTAGCTCATTCGCTAGTCTGGACACATTGTATGGAGACATTCGTGAGCAAGCACGCAAAAGTGATGCTCTCGTTTTAGCTTCCGAAGAAGATAACGAGAAAACCCTGCTTAAAATCCAACAAGAGATAGGTAAGGAGTTTGGCATAAAATCCCCAAGCATCACATTTGCAAAATTGCTAGAGTTAGCAAGTGAACGTTTAACCGAAATAAAGGAAGGAGAAAAAGAAAATGATTTGGAGCATAACAAGTAAGAAGGAAATGGAAGAACTGAATACACCTTCAGTTTTCAGATATTACCAAGAAGCACTTGGTAGAGAAAATATCCAATTAGCAGTTGTTGACGAGACAGACAATCTCGACTTCATTGACAAAGAGGATGTCGTATTGCTAAGAACTGCAAGTGATTTACTCATCAATACAATCCGAAAGAAAGGTGTAAGGACCACGGCAGAAGATTTTAGCAAGTACGAACTTGTAAGGGATAAAGCTAAACTTGCAAGATGGCTTACGACGAATGGTATTAGAGTACCACATCAGTATCATCAGACGTTTGGCTTGCATGGAAAAACTTATTTCGTAAAGCCCAGATATGGAAGTGATAGTGTTGGTATCTCTGAACTAAACATCTGTCACACCGCAGATGAAATCAGGATTCAAACAAAAAAGCTTGATCCGAAAGGTAAAGGAGACGTTGTTCTAGAAGACTTTATAGATGGAAGAGAATTTACGGTTGTCTGCATAAAAGGCTTTTCACTCAGAACATTTGTAATGGAGGTAATCTGTACAACAAATGGCGGCATCCAAACATACGAAAGCAAGAAAAACTATATGGAGGTCGGCTGCAAGGTCTATGGAGATTTAGATGATAGGGCTAAGAGGATAGCTTCCGATGTTTTCTCCAGTCTTGGGTTACGACATCATGCACGTATTGATATGCGCTGCGATAATGAAGGTAACCTTTACGTGATAGACGTCAATCTCCTTCCTGGTCTCGGACCTATTGGAGATTTAGCACGTTGCTTGTTGCTAACAGAAAATATGTCTTACATAGATGCTTTGAAAGCAGTCATAGCATCTGCAAGTTAGAAAGGTTGATTATGGCAAAGGTAAGAAGAACAGAATTAAAAAAGATTGCCGCTGCTTACGAAAAGAAGGGCGGCAATATGGCTGCTACGGCAGTAGCTTTGGGCATTACGCGCCAAGCCTTATATAATTGGAGAAAAGAGGATGAGAAGTTAGCCAAGATGTTGGACGATATAGATGAAGGCATCCTTGACTTTACTGAAAGCAAGTTGGTTGAAAAGGTTAACGAAGGCAACCTAACTGCAATCATCTTCCTTCTGAAAACTAAGGGCAAGAAGCGTGGCTATGTCGAGCAAGTAGATAACAGATTAGTAGAAAATCCATTCGAGAAGTTAATGAAGGAGCTTCCCGATGATGATGAAGAAGGATAATTATGGAAAACGGAGAATTGTATATACCAGACTGCTTGTTTCCAACGGACAATCCGTTGGAGATACCATGTTTGTTGTCTGATGTGCAACCTCAGTACATAGAAATTCCATTCTATTGCTTTGGAGAGCAGGCAAGAACAACTAATATGAATGGCAGGGGAACACTCCACTTCTATACGGATGATTATAGATTCCGGTCAATCTATGAGAAGCCAGAGAAGATTTTGAAGTACAACCCTGGCAGTATTATTGAGCCAAACTTCAGTTTATCAAATGATACTCCAATAGCTTTTGGTATGCAGGCTATCTACAAGAAACGCTTTCTTGCGAGAGCTATGCAGGAAAAGGGGATTGGTGTATTCGTTGACTTAAATGTGGCTCCTAAGTTCTATAAGCTGAATTTGATGGGTGTTCCTAAAGGTTACTCATCATTCGCCACAAGAGGTTGTACAGACCGATTAAATGAACTGCAATTTGAATACGAGATTGCCAAGTTCGTAGCAAATGGCAACAGATTCAGATTCATGGTTTATGGTGGTGGAAATGTAATTGAGCAGTGGTGCAAAGAGAACAATGCTGTCTATATTACACCAATCATCATCATCAAGAATAAGTTGAAAGCTTTAGAAAAGATGAAAGATACTATTGGCATGCTTGATGTTGATGCAAAAGCAAAATACCAAGAGCTGAAAAAGACCTTGTATGATACTCAAGTAAAGAACTTCTCTATAGAAGATATGCTTGATAATATGCAGGATTTTCCAAAGCTCTCAAAGTAGTTTATTATAGTTAGTAATTAAATTGTTAGATTATGGGTAAGCGAAGCGGAGGAACAAGAGGTACCAACTCTATCAATTCAAGTTCGTCAAGAAAGGAAGTGAATATTGCTAAAAAAATAATAGATGAAGGTTCGTTGAGTTTAATCAAGGCTGCCAAGTCTTCTGATTTTGATGTATATGACGACTATACAAAGTCTGTAAATTTTGCCGACCTTGCTAATATACTTAGATATGGCGGTCAGAATTACAACGATCCAGTTGATAAGATAATACATGGAGAGAAGCCGTACTTTGAAAGCCGTAAAACGGATATGATAATAGCAAAATATCTTGATGGGAAATACGGAATTTTTACATCAGAACAACATAAGGCTATTGCTGACGCAGCAAAAAACGGAAAATCTATTAGAGGAGAACTTTACAGAGGGTATGATTTGTTCGATCAGAACTTAAGAGAATTTCTTTCTAATATAAAAAAGGGTAAAATAATTACCTTAAATGATATTGGAGGAAAAAAGCAAGGTTATGTTTCTATGAGTACGGAAAAAGTGAGAAAGTATAGCTACGACTCATTCATTGCTAAAAACGCTCCACATGTCGATTTTGTTGTTAAGGGCAAGATAAATGGAATAGACTTGTCAATATCTTCTGAAAGAGAATTTATTGCTAATGGAAATATAAAAGGAAAAATTAAAAAAGTCACATACGACAAAGCAAAGAACCATATCACTGTGGAAATAAATACGATATAAAATGCAAGAACAGTAAGAAGGAGTATTAAATAACATAAATGTAAAATTTAAATAATGTAATTATGGGAAAAAGAAGTAATGGAACAAGAAGCATTACCCCTACACAAGCCGCACAAACAAGAACGTTAGGGGGGCAAATAGTAAAGCCACAAATGGGTTGAATAAATCAGCTATTAAGGCAGTAATGGATGAAGGTTACAACCCTAATACTGAGAAAAACTTTACGCATATTCAAATTACCACCTCTTCTTTAAGAGGCAACAAATGGTATGATAAAGCTGTAAAGAATAAAGATGTTGAAACAATCACAAGAGAAAGAAAAACAGCTGCATCTACTACTACAGAGACTAGGTATGTAGGTAATAATCGAGTAGTTACAAAAATACCTAGAGAAGTATCTAAAACATTAGTAAGATATGGTGATAGATACGTTGTAAGAACAAATTATTATGAGAAGAGGCATGAAACATGGAGCTTAGTAGGTGGGGATGTTTCTGTATATAAGGCAAAGAAAAAAGCATTCAAATAAATAGAAATGAGGAAACGAGGATATTACGAATACAACCCTGTTATTTATCCACGGATATTATGCGTCGCGATTGGAATGAACCAAGAAGATGCAAATAATTGCTTTAAGGGTAGAAATGGTGAAAGACTGATGGTTGACTTCAAAAACTCTGATGCACTTACTTTCAAAAGCGTAAGTGCAGAAAAAGATGGAAAATATGCCGTGTTTGTAAACTTTGCAAATAAGTCTGCAATGACTATGGGTATTTGCTGTCATGAGGCAAGTCATGTTTGTGATGCGATAGAAGAAGATATTGGCATGGAACACGGGGGTGAGCCATCTGCCTATCTTATTGGTTGGATATCCTCATGTATCAACAAGGCTCGTTTGGGCATTGGTGATTTTGTAGAGATTAAGGATAGAGAAAAATAATATTATAAAGAAGATGTCAGAACAGAAAGCAATAAAAAAAATGATTGCATGGCGCAATGATTGGTGTCTCTTCGCCAAGGAAGTTTTGAAGGCTCGCCTTGACGAAGAGCAAAAGGCTATATTGCGTTCTGTTCAGAAGAACAAAATGACAACGGTAGCCAGTGGAACTGCAAGGGGTAAGGACTTCATTGCTGCCGTAGCCGCTTTATGTTTTCTATACCTCACTCCTCGCTTCGGCAAGGATGGCAGTTTGGAAAAGAATACAAAGATTGCACTCACAGCTCCAACAGGAAGACAGGTAACAAACATCATGATACCAGAAGTGGCACGTCTATACAAAAAGGCAGGCTTTCTGCCTGGTCGTTTACTGTCTGATGGTATAAGAACAGATTACGAGGAATGGTATCTGACAGGTTTCAAGTCTTCAGCCGACAATACAGAGGCATGGTCTGGATTCCATGCTGTAAACACCATGTTCATCGTAACGGAAGCATCCGGTATCTCGGACACCATCTATAATGCAATCGAGGGTAACCTGCAAGGAAACTCTCGATTGCTATTGGTATTCAACCCAAACGTTACTACAGGGTATGCAGCCAACTCCATGAAGTCTCCTCGATTCAAAAAGTTTAGATTATCATCCCTCAACGCAGAGAACGTAGTAAGCAAGAAAAATATTATCCCTGGTCAAGTTGACTATGAATGGGTAGCCGATAAGGTCTCATCATGGGCACAGAAGATCAGAAAGTCTGAGTTTGATGAAGGTCGTGGTGATTTTATGTGGGAAGGTGGATATTACACTCCAAATGACCTTTTTCGTGTTAAGGTTCTCGGTATGTTTCCGAAGGTTTCCGAAGATACCCTCATTCCATACGAATGGTGCGAGATTGCCCATAGAAGATGGAATGAACTTAAAGATAGTGGATTTATCACCCATAAGCCAATACGCCTAGGTGTCGATGTCGCAGGCATGGGGCGCGATAGGTCTTGCTATGTTCCACGACAAGGAAACTATGTTTCAGAAATCAAGTGTCACAATTCGGGCGGTCATGCGGACCACATGGCAGTCGCGGGTCAAGTCGCACACTACCTAAGTTTGAGTTCCAAGAATAAAGCATTCATTGATACCATCGGAGAAGGTGCGGGAGTATATTCAAGGCTTATAGAACAAAAGTACTTAACTGCATTCTCTTGCAAGTTCTCGGAAGGCGTGAGAAACAAGCACGATGTGACAGGCTGCTACTCTTTCGCTAACATGAGGGCTTATTTGTTTTGGTGCATACGTGACTGGCTCAACCCAAAGAATGGATTCTTTGCGGCACTCCCACCCGATGATGAGTTGGATCAAGAATTGTGCGAAGTGCATTGGCTGTTTCAGTCAGATGGTTCAATCATCATGGAACCAAAAGACGAAATCAAGAAGCGTCTGAAACGTTCTCCCGACAAGATGGATGCCCTTGCCAATACCTTCTATCCATACGACTACGATAAAGACAATGATTTGCAATTGTTAAATAGTATAGTATAAATTTGCAAGATACAGAAAAGTTTTGTAACTTTGCAGCCGAAACGTTTCTTTTAACGTTTCATTGCTCTTAGTGCACTCTGACCGTGAGGCTAGAGTGCATTTTTATTTAATATAAAGTAATTCAGAATAAGACTATATGCTTCATATAAGCCTTTCTAAGCGGTTCATTTTTCATCTCCATATACTTATACCATTTTCGAGAAAAAGGCTTACATATAGGGAAATAAATAATTACGATAAGTATCTGAATAACAATAAGTTAAACTAAGTTAGCAAAAAGTATATTTAGTCCTAAACATTTGGTCAATTCGCAAAAAATGACTATCTTTGCACTATCAAAAATAAAAATAACAATTTAAAGATAAGAGCAATGAAACGTGAAAGTAATTTTAAATCAGTCAAGTTCTTCAAGGGACATCAAATAGTATTATTTGAGGATGCCTTCCATCAAGAGTTCGCTATAATAGATTGCGACGACACTAAGCTTTATGCTTCAATCGCAGATGCTATCAGAGTTTTAAAAGGTCAGAAACCAAAGTTTGAGATTATCTGAGAAAGGAGGAAAGAGCAATGAACGTTAACATACAATTTGATAGATATACGGTATTACTTCACGCATTCGACACTTTTGAAGGTGCTTGCGAGTATATGACATTGATTATAAAAGTAGGGGAGTGCAAGGTTCTCCCTCTCATAAAAGCATGGAATGGCGGCGTGGTTACAGCAAAATGGCTGACTAAGAAAACAGATAAAGGAATTAAATTTGAATTGTTGGATAGCGATACGACAATGTTTAATAGGAGGAAATGAATATGACAGTATATGAATTATCGGAACTTCAGAAAGAAGAACTCAAAATCGAAATGTTGAAAGATAAGTTTGGGTACAAACTTTCATTCAGAGAATTATCATTTGCTAATGAGCTCATCAGCGACCGAGAATTGTTCGAAAGATTCAAGGATCAGACCTTTACGGATAATGACTTCATTGTTTCACGATAAATGAAATCGTATGGAAAGCAACTGCACAACAATAGAAGAGCTAAAATCCGTAACCACGCAGGTTAGTGGTGATGAATGGAAAGATTTCTTCTCACTTATCAAAAAAGGCTCATATAGCCTATATGGTTTTCACCAGTTTCTTGATGAGAGACCAGACCTATGCTTATTAATTCAAGGTATAGGAGATTACCAAACTGCCATTAAAGCTACGTTAGACGAAATCGGATTGAATGATGGTGATATAAATGGACCAGGAGGAAATCATCTGAAACTGGTTGTGGTGGATCAGATAGGATTCATAGTGTACGAAACGAAAGTTATGAACTTTTAAAAATAAGATAGAGCAATGGAAGAGAACGTTATTATAGCAATGGATGCCGAAAAGTCTAAAAAGATAAAAGGAATTCCTTCAAACTGGGAATGGGAGGATATTCATTTCTACCTCGTTACTGAATTGGGATTCAGCTTTGATGTTGTGTTCGATTATTCAAAAGACATAGAGGAGATATCTTATGAAGGATAATTATAAGTTCTAAGCTGATAAAATACATCAAACCCATAATTACATACCAAAAGAATCTAACTTAAACACAGAATATATTTTGCACGTTTAAGTGCATTTTTATTGCATCTTATCTTCCAAGGGAGGGCTGTGAAGTTCTCCCTTGTTTATTGAAATGAAAATAATTTCTCACTTTTTTGCAAAAACTATTTGTTGATTAAATAATATTTCGTATATTTGCACCCATAAAAGCGTGTGAAGATGCACGTGACAGAACTTTTCGTAACATTGCTCTTACACCGAGTTCTACGTTTGGTCTGCCTGCATTTCGCTCGCAGACCATTTTTTGTTAAATATAACTCAACAAGCAATGAACAAGTATTACAGAAAAGTTCTTGAAGCACTGAAAACCAATCGAGACATTAAGGCATTGGGGTTCAGTCGTAAGGAGTTAAAGGGTGTTGCCGCCAATGTTGCCAACAAACTTCAACTCAAAGATGATGCTACTGACGAAGAAGTTAGTGAAGGTATTAGTGACGCAATTGATGATGTCTTGCCGTTACTCCAGTTAACTCAGTCCGCAGCAGACCGCCAAGTCTCAGAGTACAAAAACGCTCATCCTGCACCAGATGACGATCCAGATCCAGATGACGATCCAGATCCAGATGACGATCCAGCACGTAGAAGTCCGTCACGGAAGGGCAAGAAGGGCAAGAAGGATAGCGATGATGATGACTCCGCTACCCTCACCGCAATCAAGGAACTTACAAAGGCTGTTGCTACACTCCAAGGCGATGTAACTGCATTGAAGTCTGGCAATACCACAAGCAGCCGTACCGCAAAGGTAAGGGAACTGCTGAAGGACACAGGTAAGTTCGGAGAGCGTCGGCTTAAATCTTTCTCTCACATGAAGTTTGAGAATGAAGAGGAGTTTGAGGACTACCTCGATGAGTTGAAGGAAGATATTGAGGAAGAGAACAAGGAAAGACGCGAAAAGGGTCTTGAAAAGCTTGGACGAATCCCTGCTCCCGATACGACACCTCAGCAAAAGGAGGAAGATAAGTTAATGTCTGATGATGAAGTCAAGAAGCTGGCTCAGATGTAATCATCTATTGTTTCACTAATAAATTATTAGATTATGGTAGCAGAAGACTACAAGCCAAAAGCCAAAGGCTACGACATGGGTAAGGACGCTGTGGTTATCCGTCAGTATCTCGGTGGTATCACAGGCGGTAGAGCACTCGACTACGCCAACTTCAAGGATGAGGTTATTCAGGCAGGTCACATCATCGTCCGCAAGAAGGTAGATGATGTTTATGAGTATTCTCCACTTGAAACCGAAGATGGCAAGTACAAAGACAAGGCTATCGATGCAGAATTTGCTGGTGTTGTCGTTCGCTCACGCATGAAGGGTGAAGCGGTTGCAATTATGGATAATGGTCGCGTGAATGATGTGGCAATGCCTTATCAGTTCAAGGACGATACTCAGAGAACTGCAATCAAGACCGCTCTCCCAAGTCTTATTTTTGAGCATGACTAAGTTGTGCTATAGTTTTTAACTTAAAAGATTGTTTATATGAACGAATCACTTTTTATTCAGTTTATCCGAGCTATCTTCCCTAAACTTAGCTTGTATGTTAAGGAGAAGGAGAATCCGAAGGAGCGCACTTACCTCTACAAGGAGATGCTTACCAATGTGTATTCTGCCGATCAGAAGTGGGAAGGTTCATCAGCTAAGACCACATACGTAGCTGCCGACATCGTTGAGATGGATTCGGACATTCCTTTGAAGAAGCGTGGTCAAATCGCAACCTCCAATGGAAAGTTGCCAAAGCTTGCGATGAAGAAGATTCTTTTCGAGTCTGATATCAACAACATCAACATCATGAAGGCTCAGTATGAGAATATTGTAGCGAGAGCCAATTCATTCCAGGCTCAAGGCTTGGTTGAGCAGGCTACATCAACAAGACAGGCTGCTGAAACTGCAAAGGCTCGTATCATCAACAAGCTCATGAATGATGGTGTCGCTTGCTCTGTCGGTCTTGAAGAGCGTAACGAAATGAACTTCTTGGCAGGTCTTTCTAATGGTATTATTGCCGTTGAAGATGCAGACAATTCGGGTAAGGCTATCCGTGTTGACTATGGATATTTTAAGGCAAACTGCTTCAAAACAGAAACCAATGGTATTACAACACGAGAAGATTTCGAAAAAATCTTCGATAAGGCAAATGCCGACAACAATACCATCATACAGGTTATGCTCGCTAAGACGCAGATTAAGAAAATCCGCAAAGAGCAATGGGCAAAAGAGCTTGTTGCCGACTACGAGGGTAAGACTTATACCGAAAACACAAAGCTCAAGACACCATCGGAGTCAGCTTTCTCGGAAGCATTCGAGGATGAGTTCAGTGCAGCCATCAAGGTTATCAACCGAACCGTGATTATCGAGAAGAACGGAAAGCCAAAATCAGTTAAGCCATGGAATGAGAATAACATCATCTTCATCTGTAACACCAACGTAGGCTCTTTCGTTTGGGGTACCCTTGCTGAGGATACCAACCGAGTAGCAGGTGTTCAGTATTCTAACGTTGACAGCTACAAGCTTATCTCCAAGTACTCAAAGAACGAGCCATCTTTGCAGGAGGTTACCGCAGGACAGGCTATCTGCTTGCCAGTAATCGAGGACGTAGATCAGATTTACATGCTTACTACAAAGTCTGAGGAGGTAGATACGGAAGCTGAGACTACCGATACTACCGACCAGTATACAACTTACAAGGGTAAGAAGTATAAGAAGGCTGATCTCATCGCTGCATTGAAGGCTGCTGGTGCCAATGTGAAGGCTAACTCAACCGATGAGACTCTGATTAAGGCTCTCAACTCACTCAGCGATGAGGAGGAAGCCGAAGTTCTCTCTAAACTCACTCCAGAGGTTTAATTTGAATTGATATGAAGACAATAAAGCAAGCATTGATTGATGAAATCCACTACCCTATCCCTTTAGGATTCGTGGAGAATAAGATGATAGAACGTCAGCTTAATGGTGATGATGAATATACATTCGAGGTCGCCCAGTCCAAGGAATGGAAAGGTGTGCTTGCTGATTGTCTGTACTCTCTCATACAAGCTGTAAGCTTATCCGAGTCAGACAAGAGCATTGGAACACTATCTGACAAGGATAAGGAAAGGCTGCTAGTACGAATAAATGCTTTATACAAAACCATCGGTGAATCCCCTGCACTGGGTCAACCGATGGTTTATATAGGAGGTTAAGATATGGCTGTATTGGATTTCGCTGCCCATACCCTAGATTACCTACATGTAACTGATGGGTATGAAGACGATAACGGAGACTATGTTCAAGGCTCAGAAGAATGGGTGGAGAACTATTGTAAGTGTGATATTGTACCTGCTGGCAAGGCAAACGTTATCACTATCCCCGATGGTTCTGCAAAGAACTATTCCTACACCATCTACAACCTTCCTAGAGCATGCCGCGATTTCGAGTATGGAGACAAAATCCGTGTAAAGCTTTTTGGAAACGAAGTGAAGGAATTTGTCGTACTTGGCTTCCATCGTTACCAACTGCAATGTAAAATATGGGTATAAAACTCTCAACCTCTCAGTCTGCGCTCAATAACTTTTTTCAGTCCGCTATGGCGATACTAAAGCAAGAAATCCTCACTGCTTATGCCAAGCTAGGAGAAGAATGTAATGCAAGGATAAGAGACCGCTCGGCAGAGGAAAGTTGGATAGACCATACAGGAAACCTACGAAGTTCCATCGGTTATGCCATCTTTGACTACGGAAGGAAACAAGTAGAATCAGCCTTCGCTTCCATAGGCAGTGGTTCTAATGGTTCACAAGAAGGAAGACAAATGATAGCTGACCTAGCCAAGGAATACTCACAGGTTTACGCATTGGTAGTAGTCGCGGCTATGAACTATGCAGACTTTGTAGAAGCTAAAGAAAATAAAGATGTGCTTGCATCCACTGAGTTATGGGCTCGTTCCGTCGTTGATGGTAAACTAAAGCTCGCTGTGGATAAAGCTGTAAGTAGAATTAATCAGATAAGGCTATGAAATCGGATATTGATATCAAGGATGATGTGTACAACATTATCTCTTCTTCTAAATTAAAGACTGCTGTAAATGGTAGTCTTTGCAAGCGAGGAAGACCATATTATGGCACTGGTACGACTGGCAATGAAGATATTTGCATCTCTGTGCTAGCAAATCAAACCTCGCAAATCCAAGAAGCTTTCGTGAATGTAAACATCTATGTTCAAGATCAAGCTATCACAAAGAAAGGCAATATCCAAAAGGAAGAGAACACGGCAAGGATACGTGAGTTATGTCAACTCTCTTTCTCTACCTTCGAAGCAGTTCATGGATCGGATTTCCGCTTATCTATGAGCGAACAGAGGGTAATAGCTTGCGAAGGCACAAGTGAGCACATCATTAATAACAAATTATTGTATCAAACTATAAACGATTAAGATTATGTCAGTAACATCATGGGGCAAATGCTCTATCTACGTTCAAGAAGTAGGTAGCAAAAAGAACGAGTGGACTAAGCTCCCAACTCCAAAGGATGGCACAACGCAGGTAACACCTACGAAAGGTGACACAATGACCCAGGTCGAGGAAGGTGGCGGAATTGTTGATCGCAAGACCAAGAAGTCAACATATGAGGCAGCATACCAGCTCTTCATCAAGAAGAACCAGTCGCAGCCGTTCAAGACCATCGATGGCATTGTAGAAGGTAACTATCGCTTGGCTATTCAGCCTGAAGATGCCGAACTTCCAGGCGTTTACATGGGTAATACCACAATCGGTGCAGAAGAGGCCTATACAACTGAGAGCGGTGCTCTTATCACGTACACTCACTCAGCTCTCATTCCAGAGGGTGACGTAGTTGCTAAGACCACCAACTCAAAGAATGAGGAAATATTTTGTTCTTACCGTTGGCGTGTTATCACTGCCACAAAGGGAACAGGCGGAAAGTATGCCTTGACTTTCAAGAAACCGCAGGACGGCGATACCGCTCCTGCTGAAATCACGGAAACCTACGCAGAGACATAGGCATATTCTAATATCCCTTCAGCCGATTGAGGGTTATCAGTCGGCAATCTACCCAAGTAGCTCAGTTGGTTAGAGCGAGACCAAAGTCCGTCACATGAAATCCAGTTGGTCTTTAAAATGCTGGTTGAAAGACGCAGGTTCGAGTCCTGTCTTGGGTGCTAACAAATTTGTTAGCTTATGAAGAATGACATCGAAATTGGCACAAAGATAGCCATGGTGTTAACAGATACACCTCTAGGCATACAGGTAGGTAGAAGGCATTTGTTTATCTACCCTCAGACTTTAGGCAAGATGTATTTGACTGCTCCATTGATTAAGCAGCTAGGCATCAAAGATGATAACTTAAAGCTGAATCCACTAATTGAAGCACTCCGTGTAGTAAGTGAGAATCGAAGTCTCTGCTGTAAGCTAATAGCCTACCACACTCTTCAGAAGAAATCCGATATGCTCAGTTCACGCATATTAAAGGCAAGGGAAAATATCATCTTCAAGTTCTGTGATAACGATGATATAGCTACTCTTCTCATCACCATACTCTCAGACAACAAGCTTCACGACATCATCACGGAATGTGGAATAGACAAGGAAGCGGAGCGTATGGAGAAGATAAACCAAGCCAAAGACTCCAGTAATCAGTATATCTTTGGTGGCAGAACCATTTGGGGTTCTCTCATAGACGCAGCTTGCGAGAGATACAAGTGGACCCTTGACTATGTTCTGTGGGAAATATCATACAACAACCTCACGCTTATGATGAAGGATAAGATAACTTCCATCTATCTATCTGATGAGGAAAGAAAGAAGGCTCACATTCCATCAGCAACAGAGAAGGTCTTCAGCGGAGATAACAAAGAGGACATCATGGAGCTGATCAGACAGAGCGAAGAGAATCCAATTTAACCTCCAACACTAACAAGAAAAAAGTAAAGAATAAAGGTTTGGGTGAGGAGGTGCACTTTTACGTAATTGACAGAATAAAAAATGGCAAGTATCAAGTTTGACATAACAGGCGATAATTCATCCGTACTGAAAGCCTTTCGAGGGGTACAGGATGGAGTATCACAGACAGCAAGAGTAGTCGAGCAGCAGGGTCAGAGCATTGAGAATGTTTTCAATCGCATCAAGTCTGTTGCATCGGTAGCTTTCGCTGGCTTTACGGCAAAGGAAATCATCAGCACACTGGGTACTGTCCGAGGAGAGTTTCAGCAGTTTGAGATTGCCTTTGAAACCATGCTCGGTAGTGGACAGAAGGCAAAGGGAATGATTTCGGACCTCGCCAACCTTGCTGCTACTACTCCTTTTGACATGAAGGGTGTGGTAAATGGCGCAAAGCAGCTTCTCGCATACGGATTTGCAGCCAACGAGATTACTGAAACCATGAGAAGGCTCGGTGACGTATCTGCAGGATTGGGATTGAACCTGCAAGACCTCACATGGCTCTATGGTACCACGATGGTACAAGGTCGATTATTCACAAGAGACTTGATGCAATTTACAGGTCGAGGTATTCCTTTGACAGAAGAACTTGCCAAGCAGTTCGGAGTTACCAAGGATAAGGTTTCGGAATTGGTGACAGCAGGTAAGGTTGGTTTCCCCGAAGTCAAGAAGGCTATCGAAAGTCTTACCAATGAAGGTGGTAAGTTCGGTGGATTGATGGAAAAGCAATCTCACTCTATTACTGGACAGATAAGCAATATCCAAGATACCATCGAAATGGCTATCAATGACCTCGGCACACAGACCGAAGGCTTGATGAATGATGCTTTGGATATCACATCTAAGGTTATCGACCATTGGAAGGAGATAGGTGAGGTTATCATTGCAGCCGCATCTGCCATCGGTCTTTATAAGGCAATGGCAGTTAGTATAGCAGCCTTTGACACAGCAACAACAAATGCAGGATATGCAGCCGAGTTGTCAGCTCTTGAATCTTTGCTCCCTATGAAGGAAGAAGCAAAGAAGACAGACCTTGAAGAAGCAGTAGCCAAAGGTCAGTTATCAGCAGCACAGGCAGAGCTGGTAGCATCTAAGCGTGAAGAGGTCGCGGCTTACGTTGCCGAACTACAGGCACAGGCAAAAGCAAAGGCAGACGCAGCCACCGCAGCCGCAGAGGAAGTGAAGGCATTGGAAAACAAACTTGCAATGCAGGACAACGAGGTTCAATCACTCCAAGATGCTTACGATGCCCTGGAATCCTATACAGATGGGCAGAAGGTAGAGACAGCAGAAATCAAACTCAACACTGCCGTTAACGAAAGGAACAACATTGCAAAGCAACTCCATACGGCTAGAGAAACCGCTGCAACCGCAGCCACAGAAGCAAATACGGCAGCTAATACGGCTAACACCGCATCCCAAGGCTTGAATACCGCAGCTACCGCAAGAGACACCGCAGCCAAAGGAATATGGGCACAGGTCACCCTTCTCTGCAAAAGGGCACAAGACGCATGGAATGCTTCTATGTTCTCAAGTCCTCTGTTTTGGATAGCTGCCACCATCGCAGCAGTAACCTATGCCGTATATAAGCTTGCTACCGCAGAAACAGCACATGAAACGGCAGTAAGGAAATCCAATGAAGCATGGGATGAGTTTGACAGCAAGGTCAAGGAACGTCAGCAGAATATCGAAAGCCTTATCAGAACAATTCAGTCTGAGACAGCTACAGAATACGAGAAGGCAGAAGCTTACCAAAAACTCTCCAACCTCGCACCTCAGTTAACGGAACAATACTCGCAAGCTCAACTTGCATCTGCTGACTTTGCTAAGACGCAGAAGGAAGTTGTCGAGAGCATGGATGAGTTGAAGTACGACAAGGCTGTTGAGGAAGTAGAGAAGTATCGTCAAGAAATAGAAAGTCTCAACAAGCAGCTACATGATGATGCAGCATACAATGGTGGAAGACAATCGTCGATACTCGGAGGTCAGCTTCAACAGGCACAAGAAGACCTCGATCAGGCGGAAGAAAAACTTTCCAACATCATCCAACTTCGAGACCAAGCAGCCGAGAATGCAAAGCCTATCGAAGTTCGCTTGCAAGAAGCACAGGAGAACGAAAGTGTACGTCAAGAAATCTTTGACTTCTATGACGAAGCAATCAATCTGGCTAACGATTGGCAAGCTGCCAACGAAACCATCAACTATGCTACTGGAGAAAGTAGGTTGGATGCGTTCATCAATAAGGCTCAGAAAGAGATAGCCGGTCTTCGTGAAGACATTAAGAAGAATCCTGCTGATCTGAATCTCCGCATGCAGGAGTCAGAGAAAACAAAGGTTTTGAACAACCTCTTAGCTATGAAGAGGAATTGGGCGGTCACAGGAGCTACGACCATTCCTTTGATTTTTAGGGCTCAATGGAACACCGCCAAACAATCCCTCAACCAAGCCAAAAAAAGAGCACAAGCGTTGGCTAACAATGGTTCTACGGAAACCTATCAGCAAGCTTACAACAAGGCGCAGCGTGAATACAATGCAGCCAAGAAGAAGGTTGCTGCTATGGAGAGAAATAAGAGCAAATACACCGCTTCTCAGTACGAAACCGCCATCCAAAACTTGAAAGCAGCCAAGGATGCCTACTCTAAGCTAGGTGGCGATGTAAGTGGAAGAGTGACGAGAGCGGCAGAAACGGCACGTAAGACTCGCATTAAGGAAGAAAACAAGACTATCAAAGCCCAAGAGGATTTAAACAACCGCTTGAAGACTTTGCAGCAGAAAAATACAGATGAAACTATCTCCCTCATGCAGGAAGGTACGGAGAAGAAGCTTGCTCAAATCAAGAACGACTATGCCAAGCGCAAAGCCGAGATTGACAAGCAGGAAGCAGAGTTCAAGAAGAAAAACAAGGAAGCTGGCAAGAAGGCATCCCTTACCTCTGCTCAGTCCGACGCCCTCAATAAGGCTAGAGACCTCGCTACCAAAGAGTACAACAAGAAGCTTGATGAGGTCAACAGGGAAGCCCTCACCTCTATGCGTGACTACTTGAAGGAGTATGGTTCTCTCTATCAGCAGAAGCAAGCCATTGCCGAGGAGTACGAAGAGAAAATTGCCAAGGCTCAGACGGAAGGCGAAAAGAAGACACTCCAGCAGGAGAAGAAAAAGGCTCTCTCCAACTTCGACTACGAAAGCATCTCTATGGGCATTGACTGGAAGGGTCTGATGAGCGGCGTAGGCAATATGAGCAAGGAAATGCTCAAACCAATGCTTGAAAAGTTAGATGCTTATACCAACACGGACAAATTTCAGCAAGCCGATACTCAGACACAGCAGAAGGTTGTTGACCTCATGCAGGAGATTCGCACTTACCTCGGCACTGATCAGAATGCAACGTGGCAGAACCTTGCTGCATCCATCAGTAGTTTCAATCAGTCTGTTGCTGAGTACCAAAAGGCTGTTGAGGAAGAGAAGAGACAGAGTGAAAACTTCAAGTCCGCAAAGGCTCTCCATGACAAGGGCAGTATCTCCGACAAGGAACTTCAGCAGGCAAAGAAAGCTACTGATGATGCAAGTCAAGCGGTAGTTGATGCCAAAAACAAAATGAATACCTTCGGCATCAAGCTCAACTCAGCTACGGAAGCCGTTACGAACTATACTTCGGGGCTTACTGCTGCACTCAACAAGCTCGGAACGTGGAAAGGCAACGAAGGGTTCTCTGAGGTAAAATCATCAGTAGGCAACATAGATGCTTTGAAGGGGGTTCTTGATGAATCCCTCTCCACTATGGGTAATGGTGTAGCTAAGACGATGGGCGCAACCATATCGAAAGGTTTAGGAAGTGCTCTCGACACTATCGGAGGTGGAATAACCAATATGATGGGTAGCGCCCTCGGTTCAATCGTTGGAGTGGTGGCGCAGATACCGAAACTCATCCTCAATCTCGCAAGTTCCATAAAGAGCTTTGTGACTGGCATTCTCGATTCATTTACTCAGCTACTTCAATTCGAATGGTTATCAGATTTGGTTGACAGCATACTTGGAGCGGTTGGCAATCTCATTGATGCTATCTTTGACTTGCCCGAAAATCTCTTCAAGGCTATCGAAAGCATCGTTGTTAATGGTGTTGGCGGTCTCTTAGATAACGTGTTAGGTCGTGTTGGAAACATTCTCTCTCTCGGAGCACTTTCATCGAAAGGTCCATCAGATTGGTTTACCAACTCAAATGCGGCGAAGGTTAATAAACGTATATCGGAGTTAACGGATAGTAATGCTCGGTTGGATGATTCTATCAACAGACTGAGGAACACCATGGATAAGTCCTATGGTCAGCAAACAAAGCAAGCCTATGAGGAGGCTAAAAGACAGCAACAGCAGAAGAATGACAATCTTAAAGAGATTGCCATGCAAAAGGCAGACTATCATAACTCTCACCATTCTTGGAGTAGCTACTGGAAGGGCGTTGTGTCTGACGAAACAGCTGCCAAATATAAAAGGTTCAGTTCTCTTGGATATTTATCAAAGAGCGAAGTGTCGGAAATCTCAAAGATTCTTGGCAGGGATTTCAACGGTGACATCTGGAGCATGAACGAGGATGAAATAAACAAAATGCTTGGTTACGATTGGTTTGTAGAAAGAATCAGAAATACGGGCGCACATTACAAAGGTCGGTCCGCTTATGGAGAGGCAGTTCTTAAAGCCATGCAGGACTGGGGAGACTCAGCAGGCACGATGGATGAAATTACTGACGAGTTCAAGGAAGCCCTCACTCAGATTTCCTTTGACAGCATGAGAGATAGTTTTATCAGCAACCTCATGGACATGACCAAGAGTGCACAGGATTTCTCTGATGATTTCGCAGAAATGATGCAGAAAGCCCTCCTCTCCTACTCCATGGACGACCTCATTGAAGGCGACTTGAAGAAGCTTTATGATGATTGGGCAAAGGCAATCGATGATAAAGAAGGAAAGCTCACAGAAGCAGACATAGACGCATTCAACAAGCGTTACGATGATATAGTCCAGGAAGGCTTGAAGAGACGTGACGAGTGGGCAAAAGTGACTGGCTACACTGGTTCTTCATCCTCATCACAGACCGCCACAAGCGGAGGATGGGCATCTATGGGGCAAGATACCGCCGATGAGCTGAATGGTCGCTTCACCGCCCTGCAGATTGCAGGAGAGTCCATCGCTCAGAACATGACTACCACCATATCACAGATGGAGAGCATCGTTACACTCGGAATCTCAACCAATGGCGCAGTATTGGAGATAAGAAACATGATGATCATGACAAACAGCTACCTCGAAGACATCGTGAAGTATTCAAAGCTCACATATAATGACTTCGGAATCAAGCTGGATGACATGAACAGAAGATTAAAGGATATTTAACCTCTATAGGCTTTTCGCTTGTCAGCCCTTACAACTATACCTAACAATAGCAAAAGCGGCTCACAGCGAAGCCTATGAGGCTATTTAATGATTAAATAGTTATGCTTAACGGACAACTTTATATCAATGGTAAGGATGCCTACCTTAGATGGGGCATAATCTTAGATGAAACCGCCCTCAGTACGCTAATGACTCCTGCACCAAACAAGGAGTTTATCAGTAACAAGTATCGCTCAAAGGACGGCAAGTCGGTTATCAAGCACAATCCAAGACTGGATGAGAGGGAGATAACGCTTCCGTTCAATATGACCGCCAAAGACTCAGATACGTTCATGACGAACTATGCCAGCTTCTGTGAGGAGGTTCTTGCCAAGGGAGAGTTGGTTATCCGCACTCGATTCCAGCCTAATGTGTGGTATCGGTGCATCTATCTCTCTTGCACACAGTTCAGTCAGTTCATTCGGGAAATGGCAAAGTTCAGTCTAAAGCTCAACGAGCCAGACCCAAGTGACAGAGGTGAAACAAGTAAATATATACAAGCTAATGATTCAGATTAAGAGAAACAACAAGGTATTCTTCACATTAGAGGACTTCGGTGAGGGTTCTAAGCTGTCTTATCAGCTTATGGACCACCACTACATCATCTTGAAGTTCACTACGGCTACTCCTATCTATTTCGAGATTGGTGACTCCGTAGAGATTCCCGACTTCGGCTACTTTGAACTTACATCGTCATACTTCCCTAAGCACAACGATAGTGATGGCTACGACTACGAAATGCAGATGGATGCCTACTATATGTCTTGGAAGAATAAGATTTGCAAGTATCGCCCTCAGCACGGAGCAAACGAGACCTCCTTCAAGCTCACCACAACGGTAGGCGTACACATGAACGTTATACTCGGCAACCTAAAGGCGCTAGGTCTTACGTACAATGGCAAGGAGTTCTCTGTCGACTACACTACATACAACAACAAAGCTTTCGATGTTCAGAAGAGATTCTTGATCGAGTACGGTTCAATCAGTATTCTTGATGCTCTCAACTCCATCTGTTCCGAAGATGCACTCAACTGCGAGTGGTGGATAGATGGCTCTATTATATACCTTGGATATTGCGAAATGGAAGGTCAGACAACATTCGAACAGGATGTTAATGTTCTGTCTATGTCCTATTCGGAATCTAAGTCAACTTATATTACGAGACTGTACGCATTCGGCTCAGATAGGAATATCCCGAAAGGGTATTTCACTGGTGCCGATGCGGACGTCACCATCGATGGTGTAGCTACCGATTACCTCATGCTCCCTAACAAGGAAGTAGATAGTGATGGTTTCTACGCCAAGGATGGCTACATAGAGAACGTGAATGTCGTGAAGAATGATAAGCAGGCTATCGAAGGTGTCGTGATGTTTGAGGACGAATATCCAAAGGTGGAAAGTGCAGTCAGCAGTATCAAGACCTATGATAGCACCGTTGATAACGAAGACGGGACGAAGACTACACAGACGTTTTGGCAGGTCACTTCTACAGACTCTTTCACTAACAGCTTCAAGGAGAGTTGGATAAAGAGTAACCTCACTTTAGGCATCAAGTTCACAAGCGGTGCTCTCATGGGCATGGAGTTCGATGTTAGCTTCAAAGTCATTGACAAGGTTAACTACTTTGAGATTGTTGCTAATGACACTTACGGAAGAACTCTCCCCGATGGTGTCATGTGTCCGAAGGTTGGTGATAAGTACTTTCTGTTCAACTGGGATGCAACCAAGATTACAGATACGGACCTAATTCCTGCAGCTCAGTTGTCTCTGTTCGATAGAGCGAAGCAGTACTATCAGAAGACTATGATCAGCAACGCAAACTTCACATGCACGATGGATGGCGATAAGTTCTATAATAATGGGACATACGATTATCATCCTCTCGGTGAACAAGTAAAGCTGATTAATGATATGTTTGCGCAGGTTGATACTAAAGGCAAGCACTACCGAAACTCTCGTATCATCGGCATGGAGATACCTTTGGATATACCTTATGACCATCCCCAATACATAGTTGGTGAAAAAGCAGCAACAAGTCGATTAGGGAAGCTGGAAGATAAGGTTGACTCCATCACGGTAAACGGCATTCAGATAAGTGGCGGCAATGGTGGTGGTGGCGTCTATGTAATAGGCATGAACGACTCAACACCTCCTACTGACAGTAATGTTCTATCAGCAAGAAAGACTACCCTTAGTTTCTTGTCTAAACTACACAACGACACTGCGCAAGGCGTGATTACCTTTATCAAAGGACTGGTGAGCGAGGCTTTGGTGAAGCTGAACAGAGGCGCTAACTTTGGTAAGGGAGGAGCGTTGATAGACGAGGCAGGACGAGCCATCTTGGAGTCGTTGCAGTCCATCGACTACGACAACGAAGCAGAGCAGGGTTTCGCTGTCAAGAAAGAAAACGGGAAATACAACGCCTTTGTTACGAACCTCACTATTTGGGGAAAGGCTATCTTCAACGAATTGGAGGTAAGAAAACTGTCGTATGCAGGAGGTAATGTGTATCTCTCGGGCGCAGGAAGCAAGATAGTAAAGGTTGTGCCTGTAATATGGGAAAGCGAGAGCAGTGAATGGCATGAAACTACTGTAGATAAATGTGAAGGCTGGCTCTGCTATCTGTTGGCGGATGACGGAACTACGGCTACGCAGAACCTGTGGAGAGAGGGCGACCAAGTGAGGTGCAAGACCATCGGAACGCTGTCTACTGGAACCACGAACGCAAGCAACAAGAGCTACTGGCGAACAATCCCAGAGTACGGCGTATCGAGTGTGAACGAGAAGATATATGACGAATATGGCAATGAGCTGTATGGCGGTCAGATGTTCGCGTGGATAGTAATCGGCAAGCACTCTTTGTCGTTGGACTCGATGACTGAGGAGCTTGCAACGGCAGAGATAGGTGGTATTCCTGAAGCAGGAGATACTATTGTGCTTGATGGTTCAAGGAGTGACACGACAAGGCAAGGTGTGCTGATACTGGAGAGTACTGGCGATAATACACCTCGCATCGTAGGCTTCAAGGGTGTGGACAGATATATACACGAGGGCAAGGAGGTATTCGTGCTCTCGCCTGATAGGATAAGGCTTAATAGCGGTATCTTTGAGTGGGTATCTTCGACTGGTGATGCCATGCACATGGTGAACTACAGAGGCGAGTGGAAAGAAGGAAGCTATGCCTACTACGACCAAGTGAACCACAACAACGCACTGTGGACTTGTGTCAACCCCAACGGCTGCAACTCGGAGCCGAAAGACGGAACTTCGGACTGGCAGAAGGTGCTGTCGGGAGAAAAAGGAGAACAGGGGGCGCAGGGACCTAAAGGAGAAACAGGTGTCCAGGGACCTCAGGGCGAGAAGGGTGATGATGCTGTTGTCTACACCCTTGAGGCGTCCCCGAGCTATATCAGGCTTAGTTCTGATGGAAGTATCGACTACACGAATGGATATATCGACAAGGGCGATGAATATGGGAGCGACAAATATCTTGTAGTTAGAGGCTATAAGGTGGTGAAAGGCGTGAGAGACAATCGCTTTTCAACGGAAGAAAGTCCAGTTACCTTACGACTCACCATTAACGACGGAAGTGCGTATAGCGAATATACTCCATCTGACCACGATTCTGTTTCCATCGACTTTGAACCTAAGTACGACAGCTATTACAGTATGTTGCAAGAGATAAGTCATTCGGGGCTATATTCGGTACGAGTTGATATGTGCGAGGGAAGCGAATATAATCCAAACAAAATTCTCGCTACCTGTGACATACCTATCGTTCAGAACGGTAAGGATGGACAGAAGGGTGACCAAGGCGAAAAGGGTGAACAGGGCATTAAAGGCGATAAAGGAGAAGATGGAGCAAAAGGAACAGACGGAGAGGATGCTATCTCTATCCTTGTAGAAGATGCTCCGCTCGTTTTTGACACAGATGACAATGGAATTGTACCTGTTAGCATATCAAAGGCTGCGAAGGTAAAGGTAATGAAGGGTAACCTGAATATCTCGAATAAATGCAGCAATATTAACTCAAGGGATGATTTGTGCGTAAATTGCAAATGTGGTGCAACACAGAAGGATGGATATATCGAAGTATCTGTATCAGGCAGTAATGTTGCAAAGAACGACGTGGTTATTGGTGGTGTAAATCAAGGACGGGTTTCTGCAACATCAGGCTATGCGGTCGCACAATTTATTTACGCTGGTGTTGTCTATTTTGTGCAAGTTCCATTCTCGGTGAACGTATCGAAGTATATGGGTAGTGTAAAGGCTACGGCAAAGCAGTATCAGTCGAAGTTTGAGGCATTGGAGAACGACCTGAAAGGAAGTAATCCTACCGTACTCAACGCCTACACATCTACTATCAAGCAGACAGCAAAGGAGATTACTCTCAGTGTGACTCAGAGCCAGCAAGGACGGCATAACCTCCTGCGAGATACATCATTGACGAGGAAGGGTGATATAAAATATTCGGACGGCCTCTTCCAGCCTACGATAACACAGGGCGTGAACGGCCATAATGCCATCCACTTCTCGGTGACGGGTAACGGAACGCCTCAGTACAAGGGTCTGTTCTGGGGACAAGGCATCAACGGCATCGCTGTGAAGAAGAACACCGACTACACATTCTCGGCATGGATAAAGTGCGACACGAAGGATTTACAGGTTCGTTCGGAGGTGTTCAAGATGGCTGCGCTGAATGGCGATAGAGGGGACAGAATTACTGCCACCTCGGGTAACATGTACTGGCTGACAAAGGAGAACGAGGTGAATCAGTGGAGGCAGGTGAACTACACCTTCAATACGGGCAACGCAGAGTTTATCGAGGTGAATATCTTTGTCTACAATGGCATAGACGTGGACGGAACCTTTGGTTATACTGCCTCGGGCAACGGATGGATATGTATGCCAATGCTTGAGGAGGGGAGCGAGTACACAGGCTGGACTCCTGCGGAAACGGACTACGACTATGTGGGAGGAAACCTTATGGAGGACACGATGACACTGACCAAATCGTCTGACAACAGCAATCTCCAGCTTGCCAGCGGACTGATTATGTTTGAAAAATACGAAGGCTGCTACGGAATATTGTACAACAAAAACAACTCGGCAGAGTCTCTGTTCACAGAAGCCTTGCAATATAAATTTCCAACAACAGCTACCCTTTCTGGGCAGGCGAGAATAGTAAAGAAGCAGGACTATGTGTTCTCCTTCGTTGCCAAGGGCAGCGGGAACATCAACGTTTATCTCTATGGAGACAGCGTTCATGCAAATGTATATACAGAAACCTGCGAAGGAAACGAATATACGGACGGCAGGGCTGACGGATACACACAGCTCGCACTCACATCGACCTATAAGCGGTACTGGGTGCATTGGCGAATAGAGGACTATACTGGCGAGGGAGCAGAGGTAATTCCAGACAAGGTGCTGATACGTGTTCCTGGCGATACTGAGGCTTGGGTGACGAAGCCGAAGCTGGAGGAAGGCGCACAGCTTACTGATTATACAGAACGGAAGACCGACCTCATAGACAGAGCCACAGCCAAGGCGGCAGGACTTGAGATTACGTCGAGCGGAGTAACTCTGTATGGCGAGAAAATAAAGGTGGAGAACACGCTCTCTACTGGTCAGACTACGACAGCCGCGCTCTTTACAGACGGAGCCATCAATGCGGCTCTGATACTGGCGCAGATGCTTACATCGCAAGGACATAACGGACAGATGGTAAGGATAGCCGATGGCCTTATCAATATCTACGGCAAGGCAGGAACTGCAAACATCCGCTTCGGTCTGAACAGTTCGGGACAGGCCGTGCTGTCGTACTACGACGACAACGGAAACTTTCTCTACGACCTCGGCCCTGCTGGTGTCGCCTCGCTCAGCAAGATCGACGCAAAGATAACTTCTGCGCAATATATCAAAGCAGAGGATGCAGGACTGACGACACCGCTCGGAGAGAATGTAGACCTACCGTGGGTTGACACAACGAAGTCGTGGTACACGGCAACGAAGGACAACAACTACATTCTTTTCGTTAAGGGTGCGACGGGTAAAACGACAACCCTGTATCGTTACTCAGCACCAAGAGTGAACGGAAAGATAGTAGCCGACTCGGCCAACGGATTGGGTACTTACGACCTTGCGAGTGCTGCCGACGGAAGGACGTTTACGAGCCGCACAATGGTGAAGAATGGTGCGCTGACAAATCTTGCGGATGGCGTGTTCCTTACTGCGGATGCCACGGTCTACGACAACACAAAGCTGGTGCCTTCCATCAAGAAGGGGCAGAGCGTGACAAGGCCATCCTTCTATGTACAGATAGCCACCTTCAGCGCTAAGTACATGACACTCGCAGGGCATGAAAGAATCTATTCGATACAGACAGAAACCACTTTCGGTAATCTTGACGTAGGAATAATGAGCAATAATTACTAAACGAATATGATAACATATAAGGAATTGTATGCTACACCTTTGGAAACGAAGGTTGCGACATGGAAAAATAATGAGGTGCGTCTTGCTGTGAACGAACGCAAGACAGAAGACGGAGAGTATCTGTATGACTGCGTGCTACTCGGCATGAATACCGATGCAGAGCCTACTGAAGAACAGCTAACAGAGGCTCTGAGAAACAAGTGCATCGAGCAGATAACGGAGTACGATAAGAGCGCAGAGGTGAATACGTTTTATCTCAACGACGAGGCTCACTGGCTCGACTTCGAGACAAGAGACAGAGTGTATCAGGGCAACGAGCGACTTATGCGAATGGGGAGAACGGAAACGACCCTGTGGCTCGACGGCGAGTGTTATACCCTGCCTATTGACACAGCTCAAGACCTTATAAGCAAGATAGAAGTCTACGCTAAAGACTGCTACAATGTTACGCAGACCCATCTTGATAAGGTTGTGGAGCTACAGACGATAGACGCATTGATAGCCTATGATATTACGGGAGGTTATCCCGAAAAAGTACGATTAACAATTTAATTTTATAGCTATATGAAGAAAATCGTTAAAGGTAATGACTTCACGCTGCGAATCCAAGTGATGAAGATGGTGGAGGGACAAGCACAGGCTTTCCCTCTGCCAGCCTGTACGGACGTGGTGGTACAGGTGTGCAATCAGTTCAAGCGCATCCCTCTTGCGTTTGATATTGATATAAAGGAGGATAATGTTATCCTTGCGAGAGTAGAGGGCGATAAGATGAGCCTCGGCACGTATGCCATCGAGGTGAAGGGCAAGATTTTCGGCAACGACTGGCGAAGCAACGAATACCCTCAGTTTGCTATCGTGGCCAACAACGCCGATGCTGATACTGAGTTTGGGACTACCGATGAGGGAGATAACAGCGTGGAGATGGATACTGCTATGGTTATCCTGCCTCCTACCGTTGAGTTGTCAGACCTCATTTCAGACACAAATGAGGCGTTAGGAAAGGTTGATGGTGCGGTAAGTAAGACAGATGAAGCCGTAAAAAAAGCCAACGATGCCGTAAGTCAGGTAAACGGAGCTCTGGAAAAAGTTCAAAACGTAGATATTGATGTTGACGGCACAAACTTGAATATTACTCGTCCGAGTGGTGAGAAAAAGGAATTTGACCTCATGCAACTCAAAGGTGACAAGGGAGACCAAGGCATTAAGGGTGAGCGTGGAGAAAAGGGAGATAAAGGTGAGAAAGGCGACAAGGGCGATAAAGGCGACAAGGGAGAACGTGGTGAGCAGGGCTTGCAGGGTATTCAAGGCGAGCAAGGTATGAAGGGTGATACTGGAGCACAGGGAGAACAAGGAATCCAAGGCGTTAAGGGTGACCCATTCACTTACGATGACTTTACTCCCGACGAGATTGCGAACTTAAAGAAGCCTGCTACCGATGCTGCAAATGAACTGAATAAGTACTTGGATATTGTTAAGTTACCTGTCGTGGAAACACCAGCAAGTGGTGATACTGTAGCGATGGATGCTAACAAGGTGTATGACATTACTATTGGTGAATCCCTTACCCTAATTCTCAATGCTCCTACAGACTTCACGGTGACAAATGAGTATCAAGGCAGTTTTGACACAGGAGCTACTGCCCCAACGGTTACTTTCCCTGCTGATGTGCTTTGGATAGAAACGCCATCAGTAAAGGCTAACACACATTATGAGTTCAATATCAGATACATAGGAGGCAAGTACTATGGTCTTATGCAAGCGTGGAATATTAATTCGGTAGAGGAAAGCGTATGAGAACTTTAAGAAGAAGAATGATAAGACAGAGTAGTTTACCTACTTCTTATGAAAGGTTGGAATATATCGAAAATACTTCGACCGCTTACATAGATTGTGGAATCCTTTTGAATAAAAAGGATGTTGCAGCTTTACAATTTAAAGTTTCCGATATAAAGAACTATACAAATCAGTGGATGGGTGCGAATGTTTATCTGCAAATAAGATGCACGCCTAATAGTGTTAGTAATGGCTTAGAAAGTTTGTATATCTCTAACATGGATGTTGTTAAGGCATATTATAATGATTTGAAATATTATTTGTCTGTAAACAATAAGACAATAGTGAGAACATGGGAAAAAGACATTAATTATAATTCATCATTATCTCTATTTAGATTGGTTGGAATTTCTACATATTTTACTCGCTGCAAAATTCATTTTGCAAAAGTATATATTAAAGATTCATTGACAAGGCATTTCATCCCTTGCAAACGCAAGTCAGACGGAATGATTGGAATGTACGACCTTGTAGAAAAAAAGTTCTATACATCACCTAACGGCGTTGCCTTTATGGGGGGGGTAAAATCTAAAGTCTTTATTGCTTCCCTCTTTGAGCCAGCAATGGCAGAAAGGAGGGTGGCATGAGAGGATTGAGAAGAAAGATGATGAGCTACGTTGTTGATATGAATGTAGAGTATATAATGACTAACGGTCATCAGTTTATCTTAACTGACTGGATTCCACTAACAGACACGAAGATTGAAATGTATTTCCATGCAAAGGATGTAGTATTAGAAAAAAATTTGAAAAATATCATATTCAGTTCTAAAGGAGAAGGTGTTTCATTTTCTATTAATAACGGAGATGCCGCTCAGGATTCCAAGTTATACTTATGGAATAGTAAGAGTTACGAAAGTGGTGGTATAATACAAAATGCTCCTTTTCAATACTATCTATATAGTAAAACTCCTCAGTTTTTCCGTATGAGTAAGGATTTAGTGGAATACTATTCTGGCTCAATGACAAAGATGCCATTGGAACTGCGTACACAACCTTGCACTACTCCGTTGAATTTATTCAAAGGCGGTTATAATCGAGCAAAACTCTATATCTATGGCATTCGGTGTTGGAACAACGGCATATTGGAAAGAGACTTCGTGCCAGCTAAGAGGAATGGAATCTATGGCTTGTATGACAAGGTGAACAAGAAGTTTTGGCGTTCAAGTTCTGGCGTTGACTTTTTAGGTAAGGATAAATAAAGAATTAAATTATGAAAAGATGGATTAAGAATGGTGTCTTTGCATCCGACACCATAGAGTTAAACGGATGCGTGGTGTGTAACCCAACAGAGGATATGCTGCGACAGGCAGGCTATGAGGAATATCAAGAGCCTGTACCTACGGAGTCGCTGAAGCTTGATCAAGCAAAGGTCGAGAAGATAGCCGAAATTACAGCCTACGATACCTCATCATCCGTGAACGGATTTATGCTGAACGGAGTGCTTGTTTGGCTTGACAAGGCGACACGTGTGGGATTGATGAACTCCACCACTATTGCCAAAGCAGCAGGGCAGAAGACGACAACCTTGTGGCTTGGTAGCGCAAAGTTTGTTATTGATTGCGACAAAGCTATTCAATTACTCTCTGCATTAGAGATGTATGCCTTGGAGTGTTTCAATGTCACGGCAAGCCACAAAGCAGCAGTAGGAGAGTTGAAGACTATCGAAGATGTGAAGGTCTATGACTACAAGACAGGCTATCCGAAGATGTTGGAGATGAGTGTGTAGGATCATATTGCCGATGTCAGCAAAATGATAGTAGTTTAACAACTAAAATAATTAGACTATGTATATACTGAGTGTTATTTCATTTCTCCTATTGGGAGGGTTTCTGCTTCTCGCAGCGATGCGCTTTGGCGTTCCTGCGATGGTAAGTGATGTGTATTATCAACTACAGAACTGCACAGGTAGCGAGGTGATAGGCGATAAGCGCAAGCGGAACTATGGATGGGTATTCACGGCCGTTATGGTTACGTGTGCGATACTGATGATGGTGTGTATGCTCGACACAGGTAAGGGTGTTCAGTTCCTTGCCTTTATAGGCTGTGGAGGACTGATGTTCGTAGGCGCAGCACCCAACTATCTCGATGCTGATGCCTACCCTATTCATAAAGGAGGGGCTATTGTAGCTGCGGCAGGGTGCGTTGGCTGGTGTATGTCGGTGTGCTGGGTTCCAACGGCTGTAATAGCTCTTATCTATCTGTTGCTCGTAAGCTGTTCGGACGATGAAGAAAGATATAAGCCTGTGTGGTATATGGCAGAGGTGGCAGGGTTCTTGGACGTGTTTTTGACCTACTGGGTAACAGATTGGTAGTAAAATACCGTTATTGATAACAATATGATGGTTTAGCAAAGTTTAACGCTAACAATTTGGTATATTTCTTGTATTATTGCCACAAAAGTGTAACTTTGCAACCATCTTATTTTGAATCTTAAAACCGAAAATTATGAATAAAGAAGATGAAAGCGACCTATTAAGGTGGTTGCAAGACAAAGACGTCAGCGAGGTTATGGATTTGCTGATGAAACATGGTAACAGATATTCACGGAGAATTTTGAAGTTCTTTTGTTGGTTCTGCAAGTATGTTCCAGTTATACTTATGTGCTTTCATGCATACGGAATGTGGGATTTCTCGCAGCATCCAAGGGAAATGTTCATAACAAACAATGAGAATTTTCCATGCTATTTATTCATCTATTTTATGGTTTATATTTTACCTATGGTTTTGATATTAGCAAGCCGATTCTTTTTCCTTTGTTGGAGATACCGTATTCCCTTCTTTTATTTCTTCGGTATCAACGCTACCCATATTGTAGAGTGGAGTTGGTACACAACTCAAGATATGATTGATTCGTGCTTCACAGTCATGATAGTAACGGCAATGTTTTATTTGTATGGATTTGCAGATATGTTTATCAGCAAAACCAAGTTAGGACGTAAAATCTGTGCGTGATTATGGGAAAGATACTAAATTATAAGTTGCTCGGCACGGCTTTGAAGTCGCTGAGCGATGCTTGCTTCAAGGCAGACGAGCAACAGAGAAATGGTGAGAAAATTACCGCTTGTGGAATGAGCGATGAGGACTTGGATAGACTGTGTGACATCATCCCCGATATGCTCAACCCGATGATGAGCACCGAGGAAGTCAAGGAGAAACTGCACGTTTCTGATGCTACATTGAACAGGATGGTTGCAAAGGGTGTCATTCCGAATGGTGAATGCAAGAAGCGAGGACATACGAGATATTTTAAGAAGTGGGATATTCTTCACTATATTAAGAGTAAGAGAAAATCATAACGTATTAAGCCCTACGCAGCACGGATAAGCGAGTATGTATGAGTATTATGGACTTTGTGTTTCAGACTTTGATTATAGTAGCAATGATAGTCGTCATTAATTGCACGTTCATTGCATACCTATACATTACGCATGAGTACGAGAAGGTCGATAAGTTCTTCCTGGCTTGGGTAACGATGTCAACTATGGTATTGACAATGTGGTTCGGATTTGGACTGTATTTGTATTTTAATTATTTCTTATAAGCTAAAGAGAGGTAAGTGATTGCCTCTCTTTTTGTTTTCAATCTTTTCCAATGTTTGCAAGATTGGAAAAGATTTTAATTCCCCCGATTTCGTGGGTTTTAAAAATACAATATTTCGATAAAATTATATACAATTATATACAATATTTCGAGGAAATTATATATATGCGTTTATATGAGTGCATAAAGTTTTGCACTTTTTCGCAATAGCTATTTGATGATTAAATATTTTATTGTATATTTGCAGCATTATTGTTTAATCATCAAATAGTTATAGTATGGCAGATAGAATTAAAGATATTGTTGTAGGCGTAGTTCTTGCACTCCTCGCCTATCTTAAACCGATTGAAGGCGAGTTGTCTTCGCTTATGATCGTCTTCACCCTCAACTTTATTTTCGGTTATCTTAGTGGCATGATTGCAAAAGGAGAGAACTTCGAGTTGAAGAAAGCAGTTGTGTGCATCGGTCACGCTACCGTGTTTTTCGTCCTTTGCGCAGCCGTGTATGCTATTGGGAGGTTTAAAGGACAGATGGAAGGCTCGGTTCAATGCGTATCATTTATATCTTATTTGGTTTTGTGGTTCTATGGATGCAATATTCTTAAGAACTTGAAGCTGATATTCAAAAAAGGAACTCCACCCTGGTACGTAGTCAGCTTCCTGTATTATCTTATGCGATTTAGGTTTATTGATAAGATTCCCTATCTATCAGAATATCTTAATTACGCAGAAAAGGAGGAATGATTATGGCAGATTCAGCTAAACTTGTTCCGTTTATTCTTAGTTGGGAAACAGATAAGTATACTAACAATAAATATGATCGTGGAAAAGCAACAAAGTACGGAATTACCCTTGCTACCTGGAGAAAAGTCGGGTACGATAAAAATGGCGATGGTGTTCTCAACGAAGAAGACGTGAAACTCCTTACTGAGGAAGACTTCCATCGTGTCTTTAAGGAGAACTATTGGAATGCCTGCAAAGCAGACAAAATTCAAGATCAGAGTGTAGCCAACATGCTGGTAGACTTTGCTTATAATAGCGGAGTTAATAAAGCTGTAAAACATCTACAACTTGTATTAGGTATCACAGCAGATGGTATTATCGGTAATAAGACCCTGCATTCTATTAATAAATCCAATGGAGAAAGGCTATTCGAAGCCTTCAAGAAAGATAGAAAAGCTTATCTAAAGAGAATCGCAGTCGGTGACCAGAAAGGTTTTCTTAAAGGATGGCTTCGCAGACTTAGCTACATTACGTATGGTAATCTAAAATTGAATAAATGATGAAATGGTATGATATAAGATTTTGGAAATGGACAACCACTACCTTAGTGGTAGGTCTTGCGCTTGTTTCTGTCTTAGGGTGCAGCACTCCTAGAGCAGTAACTACACAAACCTTCATCACAGACAAGCAGAGTGAAAAGAAATTCGATTCCCTCTTCACTACCCGATTGTCTTATGCCTTCGAGCAATGGCAACATATCCAAAAGAGAGAAACAGAAAAAGCTACCAAAGATAGCAGCTATGTTAAAGATAGCACAGCAACTCGATATGATGCCCAAGGGAATAAGATTGGTGAAGATCGTTTTCATTACGAGAGTCACTTTTTATTTGAAAAGGAACGAAGAATGCTACTTGATTCCATCAGTATATATAAAGCATACAAAGATAGCTTTATATATTACAGAGAAAGATGTGACTCCTTATCAAAGATTGGTACCTCTCAGTTCTATAAGATTAACGCTCCTTCTATAAAAGAGAAATCTCTGTCAAGTATGCAGAAGATATTCTTAAAAACGGGGCAGATGTTTTGGTTCTGCTTTATACTCATAGTGATGTACTTATTATATATATCAAGGAAGAAAAAGAAAGAATCTTAGAAAAGTTGTTTAATTAAGGTTTTGAGATTTATTTAGGATAACTAGGGCGACTACTCGTGATGAGCGGTCGCCCTTTTTGTTTGCAAAGTAAATTCTTCTCTTCTAAGAGGATAAAAATGAGTCTACCCACTATCACACCAAACTGCTGATTTAGAGCCACTAATAGAAACTATGATAGAGTTATAGCCTATTTGCATACTATTTTCTAACTTTGCATTTGTAACGTTACAAATAGTGTTAGAAAATATTAAGGTTAAATTAAAAATTCGGGATATGGAAAGTAAAACTTACGTGTTCAATCCAGAGAGCGGCACAAGCGGCACAGGCTCTAATGGAATCTTGGCTATGCTTCCTGCACTCATGCAGAGACAGGGTGTTGACCCAGGTCTTATTGCACTCTTGAACAACCGTGGAAACGGAAATGGTTGGGGTGAAGACATCTTTGCTATCCTTTTGTTGTTCATACTTATGGGCAATAATGGTATGGGACTCTTCGGAGGTAATCGCTGCATGGGCTCTAACGGACAGGGCGGTGTTATGCCAATGCTTAACAATGATGCCAATACTGCCGTTATCATGCAGGCAGTTCAGCGCAATGGCTTTGATGTTCAGAGCTTGGCTACAGCCCTCAACACATCAAGTGACGCAGTTATGGCTGCAATCAATGGCTTAGGTCAGCAGATTTGCAACCTCGGCAATCAGATGGGCATGAATGCTAATCAGATTTTGACAGCTATCATGCAGGGTAACAACGCTATCGCTACCCAGTTGGCAGAATGCTGCTGCAAGACCAATAACGCCATCACAGCAATGGACGGCAACCTCAAGTTGTCTATCTGTCAGCAGACTCACGCCATCAATGATACGGCAAATGCCAATGCTTTGATGCTCCGTGACAAGGCAGATGCTAACAATCAGTCTGTCTTGGCTAAGTTGGATCAGATGCAGACACAGGCTATGCAGGATAAGCTCGATGCTTTGAGAGAGAAGAACAGTGCCCTGCTTGCTCAGATTTCAAACGAGCATCAGACACAGGCTTTGCAGGCTTATCAGGCGCAGGTTATCACACCAGTAAATGCAGCTTTGGCTGCGCTGCAGGCGGAGGTGGCTGGCATCAAGTGCAAGTTGCCTAACACCATCAGTGTTCAGTACCCTCAGTACGGAGTATTCAACAAGGACGTTTATACTGCTGCCGCCATGGGAGCTTATGCAGGTGATGTAGCGGCTTCTCGTTCAACTGTAGGATGCGGTTGTTAGGAAAGGAGGTAACTATGTTTCCTTTATATCCATTCAATCCATTTATTCCAATCGGTCAGAGAAACCAAATCAGACGTATTGATGTAGGAGGTATCTATGAGTTGAAGACGAATGCCCAGCAGGTCACAGATGCTAGTGTAGATTATGGTATCAATCCTTGCTACTACAATGCTTTGCCTTGCGAGTGCATTGTACTCTTGAAGATACATCAAGGAGTTGCCGCTGCAAGTGCGACACTTCCTGTCACAATCGTAACTCCAAATAGTGGTTCGACCACTATTAACGGAACCGCCAACACTAGCGGAACTACTTCAGGCACAACAAAGGTGCCAGTTGTTGATCATGCAGGAAATGCAGTGACGGGAGCTAGCGTTTCGGGAACTACGGAGGCTTTGGCATACATCAATAAGAAGAGCGGTATTATCCGACTGCTTGGGTTTCAGCAGCCTACAGGCGGCTAACAGAGTATTAACTATGGGACAGATTGAAAAGTCTGTCCCACTAAAAGAGAAAGAAAATGTTTCAAGGACTAAGACAGTCTTCTCTCTTCTACATCTTAGACAAGGGAGGAGAAAAGCCGACACTAAGAATCGGTCAAGTAATATCGGTTAGCAATCCTCAACAGAAATACCCAAGTTACGTGCCTGGTCAAACACCGACATTAGAAACTACGGTAGATGTTAAGGTGCAAGTAGAAGACCAGCAAGTAAACTTTGAAAAGTTGCCATCTACGGCACAGATAGTAAACTTCGGCAATGAAGGTGTTGTTGTCAGTGACAGCAGGGAAGCTATGTGCGCTGAGATTGATGCTATGTTGCGGCATTCCAAGGGAATCGTGGAAAGTGTAGATTACCACAATGGAGTCATAAGCTCCTGCGAGGAAATGCTTACTAGAATCAACCCGCAGATTGCCAAGGAGAAGCAGCAGGAAAAAGACATCAATAACCTCAAATCAGAGGTCAGCGGCATGAAGGGAACGCTATCCAATATTGAATCCATGCTGTCTAAGGCTTTGAGCGGTAACAATTTTAAAAAGTAATTGCTATGGGATATATGGTAGAAATTACGGAAAACAAGTTCGATGAGCTTGTTGACAACTGCGAGGAAATGGTTCGAGCAGGTGGCAAGGTTATGAAGTGCTTGGATAGTTTGAAGCGCGAGCGTATGGGAAACCGTATGCCGATGCCAGACTATCGTGACAAGTGGGACGATGATGATTGGCGCGACGAAGACCGCTATGGAGAGCGACGCTACTATGGTCGCCGTGGTGGTGGACGTTACTAATGTTTAATTCGGTGGCGGGGGATTTCCCTGCCACCCTTAAAAGAAAAGCTATGGGAAAATGTAGAATGCCTTTGGATGCTTACGATATGAAGCCAGAAGGAATGATAGCATATCTGAGATATAATGGCTGGCACTTTAACAAGAAAGCTTGTGAGTGGGCAGTTGCTCAGATGAGAAAATACAACCCAGTCACCAAAAAGGACGAGGAGGTTGAATATATGGATAAGGACAAGGTTGAATCCATCCTTACCAAGCAGGGAGTGACGCTTGAAAATAATGTAGGCTATGATCATGTCTATGTGGCAAACATGGTTAAGGCTGATTTCTATAAGTCTTCCATCGAGGACGAAGCTCACATGGCTTTGTTCGTGAAAGACATGGTTGATGATACCGACCAGAAAGACGGTTTCATCTTTAACAGATTCTATGCCGATTGCACCCATAATGGCATTGGCATTCCATGGGATGATATTTTATGATAAGTCAAGAGATATATCTAGAGAAGTATGATTGGAGGATTCTTGTGTTCTACGGTTTGAAAGAAGAAGATACCGATGAGGTATGCAACTCCCTTGTGCAGATAGGCTGCACAGAAAAGGCGGTCGAAAGCGCAAGGGAGCATTGCTTGCGTGGAATGCCCAATACAGGTCTAACCTACTCCAACCTTGCCGGAAGAAAGAGCGTGGTTGCTGTCAGTAGGACCACATCGGAATACGAGTTTGTGAATACTGTCACACACGAAATGTTCCACGTTGTCACTCACATCTGCGAATCACTAGGTATTGACTTGAAAGACGAAGAGCCTTGCTACATGATGGGATGGCTCTGCCAGGCAGTTAGTAGAATATTCATTTAAAATTTAGAAATATGACGGACATTAAATTAATGGTGGATGCTGCAAGGCAGCTAAACCAAACTTGGAACGAATGCAGCAAGAATGCTGAAGAAGAAAGTACACCCGAGGTGTATAACGCTATGTGTGAGGTTGATGAAGCTGTTATCAACCTCGTTGAAAAAATCAGCCTTTGTTTAAAGGAAAAGGCAATTGTTGATATGTATGGAGTCTCAGAATTATCAAAAACGCATAAGTCAATTATAGAGAGAAACAAGGTTTAAAACCATGTAAAACAAATTTACCAAACTTCAATAGTGTTCTATAAACAACTGACAGCCAATTAGTTGCCGCTTTAGTTATAGTTAACACCATTGAAGTTTAGTTAAGTTAACCAAAAGTTAAATATTTATTTTAAGCCTTTCTAAGCCCCTATTTTTTCTTCTTCATATATCTATACCAATTTTACAAATTAGCCCAACAAGCTAGAAATTAACTATTTAAAATAAATCTATATTATATTGTAA